ATCATGGGGTGCATTCTAGCATGGCGCAATGGCATGTGCAAACATATTCCCACCGGAAAAAAACGCGTCGTAGGGTCCCATGTTGGCATGGGCTTCGCCCCATATACGAAGGACCTATCTTATAATATCTAATAAAAAGTTAATAAACTTAAAGGGTCCCATCCAGCCTTAAAAGAACCCGTTTAAAAAATCTAAAAAAATTGCAACCTAACTGTAATCCTTAACTTTCTTACAAACCTAATCGATCTTCTATTTTCTTTTTAAGTCTATCTCTAATTTTATTAGCTTTTTCTGTATCTAAAACAAGGTAAGATACAACGGAATAATATTTTCTACCTCTATCTTCCTCATCAAGATCTTTATCAAATAACTGATTTTTTAGTATACAAATGTCTTCAGCATCTTTCTTATACTCAAACAGAAAAGATGGTCCGTCTCCAATCATTTCTACTGCATATATTACTTTTATCATTTGTAGATAGCAAGTCTAGACATAAGAATTGTTAAAGCAAGCTGTTTGCCACTCTTGTAACCTTCTGCAAACTGTTCTCCTCTTGGAGGATTTCCAAGTTCTGGCATCTCTCCAGTTCTTTCAATTTCCAGTTGTCTAATTAAATATTCAAGTTCTTCTCTAATAGAGTTTTTGAGATGAAAATGCTCAAGAATTGGATCTTCCATGATGTTTGTAAGTTTTACACCTTTAAATGAACTTATTTGATGTCACTAAAATACTTAACTGCGATGTAAGTTCCGATGTAGGATCCGAGGATAATTGGAACTAGGTAAAGGTAGTTCCCAAGGTATGCGATGGTTGAGAAGCTACCAATCAGATAAAGTGCGACCGCTGCGTTGGAAGCCATGAATGCTTTCTTCTTGCTTACAAATATGTAATATATTGCATAAATGAAATCATATGCAATAAATCCAAAGAAGAGGAGTATTGCAATCTCCCAGTGGAACTCACCGTTATTTAAATTCATGGTATAGTCTCATCCAAGTGCTTAGTTAAGGCTTTAAAAGCTTCTTCTTGGAGTGGGCGCATGAACTCAGTTAGCTCAGACAATATGTCAAAGCTGTAAGATGAGCCTGATCTTAGATCGTCTTCGAAGATCCAATCCCAAGTGTCGCAGTATATGCTTCCAAAACGCTTGTTGTTTGGCACGAAGTATACGGCATAGAATGCACCTAAGCCTGATCCAAACTCTACCTCAAATCTTAGTAACTTGTTCATTATCAGACTCCTGATGAGTTCTTAGCTGAGAATACGAAGTCGTTATGTTCGTCTGACCAAGCTAACTCTACAAGGCCCTTCTTAACTAATTCGTTAAGGTTTTCACCAACCAGGAAGTCGCTAAACTTCTCGATTAAGTTAACGCTCATGTTGTAGGTTCCATCTGGGTTAGGCTTCTGGAACTTCTGCCACATCTCGATCAGGTAGTCTACTTCACAAGCCTGAAAGAAGTCCGAGACACCCCGCATGCGATCCATGATAACTTCGAAGTTATCGGTCGTGAAGGAGTATTCTAGGTTATCTTCGAAATCGTTGTCAGAGTATTCGTTAAAGTTATCGCTCATAGTTAGTTTGGGTAAAGGCTGTCAAATCCTTATGCAGATAATAGACTGACTCCCGCAACAAATCAAGCTCTTCTTGCATCTGCCACATCTTTTTGTGAGCCTTGATTAAGTTTTCAGCGGTGACGGCAACCCGATTACCTTCGATCTCAACGTATTCTTTAACTTTAGTCATACCGTAAACTTATTAAATTGTGATTTAAAGTTAGCTACGTGCTTTTCCATCTCAAACTTAAGTCGTGCGATGGTGTCCTCTAAACGATCCACTTCTTCCTCCATCCTCATGGTGATGCGATAGACTCGGAAGTAATCGTAAGCCAAAAGAAAAAATAAAGTTACTAACGCTGAAATGATGATTTCTAACATATATATTTGTAGGAGGATTACTTATGTTAATTAAACTACAGTTCGGTTTGCGTCCTGTCACTCACTGCTCGTCAGGGTGTTGACTACTTTCCAACCATTTTATCGTAAAGTAGCAGGTGGAGTATCCAAGCGGATGCGCTGCCTGCAAACCCGTCAGCGAACAAGCTGGCAAGGCTCGTAGGTTGCATGGTGTAATAGTGGATCAAGCCAAGCCCTGCAAGAGAAAAACTGACTCCGAGCCAAAATCCTACACAAAGTGGGCAGGATAGTAACTTTTCAAGGAACTTCGACTTGGAAGAAATCCAGGTCCGAGGTCTGGCTAGCAAAGCTGAGTAAACTATACCGTTAGCTCCGCCGTAGCAAGCTAAGATAAAAGTTAATAAAAATCCTAAGTCCATCATGAGCACCTCGTAGGTAATCTAAACAATTTTCTAAACTCCTTGCGGTTTTCATCCCAGGTAGGACGCATCAAACCATCGGAGTAGTGAGTTAGTATTATAGGCACGGTCTTGTTGGTAAATCCCTTTTCGTAGGCAGTCATCGTGTAGAAAATGTCGTAGAAGTCCCATCCGTTCGGGAACTCTTTGGGCTTACCTAGACCACCAATCTTATCTATGGTTCTCTTCTTAGCTGCTAGGAACAAGCCATCCAAGACTACGACGTTACCTTGATGCCCGAAGTAGTTAGGATTTAAACGGTTAACGTCAGAACCCTGGAACACGAAGCCACGATGGAAGCCTTGTTGACGAAGGTGAGGATCCCACCACATCGCATTTGTTCCCAGGAGTGTAGTTCCTACTGGGCCAACGAACCCTACACTGTCCGAAGCTAAACTATCGGTTAAGGTTTTAACAAACTGATCTCTGTCGCTAAAGATTTGAATGTCATCATGGCATAAAATAATTATGTCATCATCTTGAGCATTTAAAGACTTAAGTGTTTCAGCATAACCTTGAAAGATACCTTCTTGATCATAAGCTACTACACAATGTATATTAGCTTCAATAAAATACTTAAGTAGATTATCAAAGTTAACAGGTCTATTATCTTTACGACTACATATAATAGAATATATCATATAGATGGATAATAGATGACCGAAGATAAAATTAAGAAAAAACTCGAAAAAGAGTTCAGAAAGTGCAAGGAAGATCCAGTTTACTTCATTTCTAACTTTATTAAGGTAGTTCACCCTATCTTTGGTTTGGTTAACTTTGATCTGTATCCTTTCCAACAAAAGTTAATACAAGAGTTTAAAACTAACAGATTCTCGATCCTTAGAAAGTTTAGACAGGCTGGCTGCACTACTCTAGTCGCTGCTTACGCACTTTGGAAGTGTATTTTTAATTCTCACTACAAAGTTGTAATTCTTTCAAAAGATGATGATGCATCAATGGAAGTGCTTTCTAGGATGAAGACTGCCTATGATGAGCTACCAGACTGGTTGAAGCCACCATTACTTAAAGATTCAGCACACGCACTTAAGTTTAACAATGGGTCTGAAATTAGGTCTAAGTCTTCATCCAAACAATCAGGACGTTCCGTTGCAGGTTCGTTACTGATTTTGGACGAAGCTGCGTTCATTGAAAATATAGATACGATTTGGGCTGCTGCATTCCCAATTATTTCAACAGGTGGTTCAGTTATTGCACTGTCTACCGTTAATGGTATTGGTAATTGGTTCCACAGACAATATAACGAAGCTAGGGCTGGAGAGAACTCTTTTAAAGCAATCGACATCAACTGGAAAGACCATCCTCAATATCACCGTCATCCAGGCTATGAACCGATGTATGAGAAGCTACTTAAGCAAGATCCTCCAATTGATATTGATAAGTGGGAGCAAACTACCAGAGGAGCTATCAGTTATAAAGAATGGCTTCAGGAATATGAAGCTGAGTTCTTGGGAACTGGTGACACCTTTGTTGACGGAGAAATATTAAAGCAATTAAAGCAACAGGTTAACCAAGAATATGGGACTAAATATAATAACCGTATGCGGGTTTGGGGTGATATTCATCCTCACCATGATTATGTTGTGGGTGTGGACACTTCTATCGGACGAGGATTAGACTCATCAGTCGCCCAAGTAATAGATTTGTATACAGGCGAGCAGGTAGCTGAGTTTAAATCTAATAAGACACCAATTAATGAGTTCGCTACCATCTTAGCTCAGATCGGTAGGGAGTATAACACTGCGTATATTATCCCAGAGCGAAACTTAATTGGGCACAACTTAATTTATCAACTGAAGGAAGTTGAGCAGTATGATAACTTGTTTTTAGACGAAAAGCATGAGATTGGTGTCCAGATGGCTGACGCTAACCGCAGGCAAATGCTGGTTGCGGTGGATGAGGCAATAAGATTAAATAAAATTAAACTGAACTCTGAGCGCACAGTTGATGAACTTTTAACTTTTATTATCGACGAGGTGGGTAGATATAAGGCAGACACTAATTGCCATGACGATTTAATTATGGGTTTAGCGTTGGCAGTTTTTGGATTTAATGAGATAAGAGCTAATACGCCTATGATACAACATAGGCCAAATGACGATAATAAATTTATTACGCCATTCTCTAAGGCTAAATATATGATAAGAACCCCCGGTGGATTAATAGAAGAAGAAGATCTTAAATGGCTACTAAGTTAAACGAAGGTTACACACAATTCAACCCAAGCAGAGGCAGCATATCAAGCTGGTTCGGATCTTGGTATTACCCAGTCGGCAGAACAGGTAAGTTCTTTGCCAAGTTTCTTAGTGGTAGAAACGAGCCATTAGTTCCTCAAGATGGCACTGTTCAGCAGCAGATAGTCCCACCCGAGCCACACCCATTAGCTGGTGATACTTTATTAAGAAACACTCCGCTAGGATCCATAAGTCCATTTAAGACTACACAAATGGTTCCTGTTAACGAGGAGGAACTAGAACGTAAGCGTAGATATCAAGAGTTTGAGGATATGGATGACTACCCTGAAATAGGGGCAGCTTTTGATATTTATGCAGATGATTCAACTCAAACTAACTTAGATGACACCCACTGGCAGGTTGAATCCGATGATCCATTGATAAAAGATGAAGTTGAGACTTTATTTAAAGACATCAACCTTGAAAATTTTATCTGGGATATAGCCAGAAACACTGTTAAATACGGTGATTGTTTTATTGAGTTAGTTGTTGATATTGACGAGATTAAGAAGGGCATCCAGAAGATAAAAGTCCTTGATCCTAATTATCTTTATCGTATAGAAAATCAACACGGTATTCTAACAGACTTCTTACAGGAAATACCACTACAAACAGATAACACTATGTTTGGTAAGGTTGGATCTACTACTGGGCAAAAATTAATAGTCCCATTAGATAAGAATCAGATCGTTCACTTCAGAATGTTTAGCTCTGATCCAACTTATTACCCATATGGAAAGAGCATTGCGGCTGCTGCAAGATCCATCTATAAATCACTTAAGATGATGGAAGACGCGATGTTAATTTATCGCCTCTCACGCGCACCCGAGAGAAGAATATTCTATGTTGACGTAGGTAACTTGCCAGCTTCAAAGGCGGAGATGTATCTTGAAGCTCAGAAGTCTAAGTTTAAGAAAGAGAAGTATTTTAACAGGACAACCGGAGAGATTGACGCTAGATTTAATCCATTAGCGCAAGATGAAGACTTCTTCGTAGCTGTAAATGGTAAGGGGAGCGGAACTAAGATTGATACACTTAAGGGTGCTGAGAATCTTGGTGAAGTAGATGACGTTAAATACTTTAGAGATAAGTTGCTAGCCACACTTAAGATTCCAAAGGACTACATTGTAGAGAAGGATCAAAGCCCAGAAAGAAAGGCTAACCTTAGCCAGTTAGATGTTAAGTTTGCAAGAGTTATCCTTAGAGTCCAGCAGTGTGTTCAGATTGGTTTAGAGACAATAGCTAAGAGACATCTTTTAGTTCGTGGTTTCCCAGCCTTTGCTGTATCCAAACTTAAAATTAAGTTGCCCGAGCCTTCAGATATGTCGGCTAAGAGACAGCTTGATATTGATGAGCAAAAAGCTAGAGTTGTCCAAGCGGTGAAGGGTTTGAATATATTCCCACTAGAATACCTTTATAAGAATTATTATCAGCTTAACGACGATGAAATTAAGGATATTAAGGACAAACTTGAGGAGCAATCACAAGACCCAATCATGGGTGCTGTAGCGGCTGGAATGCCCCCAGGACAGCCTATGATGCCGGGGGCTCCAGGTGGCGCACCAGGAATGGGAGCCCCTCCAGGCGCAGGCCCAGGGCCCATGGAAGCAGGCGGACAGGAGGGAGCAGAAAACACCCCTCCCACAGCTATGGAAGAAGTAGATTATTCCGAACTTAAGAAATTAATGCTTTCGGAGGGACTGAGCGAAGAGGCAATTAAAATTGTTGAAGAAATGTCTCTAGATAGCAAATTAAATAAAATTTAAGTATTAAAAATACCTAAATAGTTTTGATAAGGTTATATTCATGTTAACTAACATTTTCGAGTCGCGTAACAAAACTTTCCTAAACCTAGTAAAACTGGGTGATTATCTCGGTAGATCACTGAGAGAGAGCGTAGAACTATTCTCAGTTGATGGGGATACGGTAATTTATCTCACGGAGTCAAAATACGTTATCCGTGGAAATTATAAGTCTGCCCCACTATCCTTAACTGAAATTGAAGTAGATTACGCTTCAATATTTGAGGATAAGAATATTTATAACAAGTTAGTTGATAAGAAGATATCAAGCTTATTGGCAGATTTGTTGGAGAATGATTTATCAGATGCCAAGAGCAGCTTCGATGGCGTCCTGGGTTTGTGGGAAAGCAAGCTACAGTTTGAGAAGGTTAATAGAAGATTAACTGACAAGGCTCAGAGGTTTGATGAGTCATTCGACATACTCTCAACTCCTCAATTTGGTAGACTAGAGGAAATGAAGGGTGAATTAGTTAAAGCCCTGAAGGAAAACAAAAACCTTGCCTTGTCTCCAGAGATTAGAAGCACGGTAAGACTAGCTTCGGTAATTTCAAAGTCATTTGATCTACCAAGAATTACAATCGAGCAATTAGCAGAGGATAGACAATATTCAATCCCTTCAACGCTAAACAGCACCCTCTACGATCATCTCTGCAAGCAAGAGATTATTGCTAAGGAACTGTTAGAGAGCAAGCAGAGCCTCGATACAATTTGGATTACAAACGAAAAGATTCAGAAGTTACCATCATACATCTATGAGTCTGATGATAATGTAATGCAGTTAGTAGCTGAGATAGTAAGCGAAGTTCCATACTTTGCCATGGCTACTAAGAAGCAAATCTCCTCACTGGTTGAGGGTAACCTGGATCTACTGGTAGACGATAGCAGAATACCAGATAAGGATATTAAAGGTTTTGTAGCTAAGATCTTCGAATTTAAGAAGCCAGTGAAGAATCACTTAACAAATCTTCTAAATGAGAAGTATGGAATAAATGTCCAGACTCTTACTGCAACTCCTACGTTCGATTCATTAATCAAGACTCAATCTTTCATCTTTGAATGTCTAAGTCAGATCGCTCCAAAGAACTCTAATATGAACAGAGTGCTTGTTGAGTTTGCTGAGATGCTCAAGGATAAGAATGGTATTGAATCAATCGACGTTTCTGATTTCTTAAATGAAGTTTTTGAGCTTTGCGAATACGATTCAAGCTTGAATGAGACTTCATTACTAAACTATCTTAACTTTGACAGAGTAGCCGATGACCTTGGCAAGATCGGACAAGTATTAAAGATGATTCAGGCAGGCGTCGGTGGTGGTGATGCCGCTGGTGCCCTAGGTGCCGCTGCTCAATCCATGGGCCAAGAAGTCCCAGAGGGTGAGGGCGAGTATGAGTCAGATGGCGGCGAGCTTGCAGGCATGGGTGATGAAGATGGCGAAATGCAAGGCGGAGATGATGATATGGAGCCTGCCATGGACGCGGAAGATGCTGCTGCTGAAGTAAGTGCCGAAGAAGATATGGAAGGCGAAGAGGGCGACATGGAAATGGGCGAGGAAGGCGAAGAAATGGGAGATGAGATGGGCGAGGAAGGAGATGAGGAAGGTGAAGTAGAGTTCTCAGATAAGGATGATTTGATTGACAATCTAAAGGAACTTGAAGACCTAATTTCAACTTTGAAGTCTGATCTCGACATGGGAGATGACGGTGATATGGAAGGCATGGAAGGAGAAGAGGGAGAAGGTGAGGAAGGCGAAGAAGAAATGCCTGACATTGACACCGGGGAAGGTGAAGATGAAGTTCACATTGACGTAGATTCACACAATGATGGAGAAGAAGAGGAAGAAGATTCTGAGGAGGAAATGCCAAAGAAGAAGTCTAAGAAGCCAGAGATGGAGTGATAAATTATGACAACAGGACCTCGCCCAACCCCGCACCCAATAATTCTACATATAGACGATAACGGAAACCCTGTAAGGTTGGCCGAGGCTAGTGCAATTTATGTAGCCTCTGCTGTTATCGGAACATTAAGTGCAATTAACTATCAAGGGTTAGGGATCAACGGAGGGGCAGATGGCAACGAGGGGTCAGTTCAATTTAAATCCAATAATGGGTTTCGTGGCGAGGAAGGATTTACTTATAATAATGATACATTTACATTAAATGTTATTAATGTAAATATTACAAATACTTTAAGTTCAATTAACTTTAGATCATCTGTGGTATCGTCCACAAATTCTAGCGCAGTAAATTTATATGCAACGACGATATCTGCCACGACTGTATGTGCAACAAATTATAATGCAGCTTTAGAAGCTTTAAGTTTTCAAAATTTAGATAACAGATATTTAAACGCATCTGGGGATTCTGTAACTGGGAGCTTCTACTTACAAAATGTAAGTGCAGTTAATTTATCTGCCACAAATTATTTAAACATCCCCTCTACTTCCGCAATTTGGAATGCAAGCGCAATTAGAGGAATTCCAGTCACATCAACTCCTCCTTCCCTAGGGGAGTCTTTAGTATTTAAAGATGGATATTGGCAACCTTCAGCAGTAGGCGGCGGAGTAGGGGGCACCCCAGGGGATCCAGCACTAAGTATACAATTTAAAAATGGATCATTCTTTAGCGGTGTAGAGTCAATAAAATACAATAGTTCTATAAATGGAATTCAATCAGTTACAATAAGTTCAACAAATTTAAGCTCTACAAATTTAAGCTCAACAACTTTACGCTCAGTTGGTGTGTGTGCAACGAATATTTCTGCAACTACTTATCAAAACTTACAAGAAGACACGCCTAAGTGGAATGCTAGTAAAATTTATGGAACTCCTTTTGATAAAAATGTCCTGTTACTGGACGATTTTATAACTTACAATGGAGCAACAGCTTGGAAAAACACAACAAAAGCTGATGTAGCTAACCTCTTATATCCGCTTATACAGCCACAAATTCCTTCAGGATTAGCAACGTGGAATGCAAGCGCAATTAGAGGAATAACTGTAACCGCAACTGCACCTTCTCTTAATAACGTATTAGTTTACAATGGATCAGTTTGGACTCCATCAAGTGCAATCTCGTTAGCAACAGTTTCGTCCACAAGATATCTAGGATTACCCTCTGGTGAGGCTACCTGGAATGCCAGTGCTATTAGAGGTGCTAATGTTTTAGCAGTTGATGCGGGACTAACGACTGCAAATCCAATTGGCACACTTATCTACAATAAAACTAATAACGAATATTTAACTATTCCATTTAGCAGCACTATATTAAATGGAAGCAGAGATTTACTTGTCACACCTTACCAAGGACAGATAGTAGCATCTTATCTTGGGTCTGCCAGCGATTACTTCCAAATAAATCCAGTTTGGAAAACCTTCAATGATATTCCATCAAATAAAGATGTTTTAGTATTTAGTAGCAGCTTGTATGGCCTCCCAGGAGGAGGTTGGACTTGGGAGCAACCATCAGCTTTAGTTCCGCAAGTAACTCCTTTTGGCTCAACAGGTCAAATTCAATTTAAAGGTCCAAATGGACAATTTAGCTCTATTCCTGGCATACTATACGGAACAGATAATAATTATTTAGGTGCTCCCAATATCTACATTCCAGATGGTGGAACAATTGACACCCCATTTATCTACTCCAGAGGTGGTGGATATGTAGGAGCAGCTATGTCTATGGTTTACGTATCTGCTGCAACTTATAATATCTTTGGAAAAGACACCAGTTCCGCAGGATCACCAACTCCAACCTCTAATAACCAGACAATAACTTATGATTCAACAGGGCAAAAATGGAAGCCAGGATATGCAGTTTATCAAGCTACAGGAATTCCAAATAATAGTCAGGGTGTGAACGGTGACATATATTTTAGATACATACCGTAGTTTAGAAAATGATTCAAATTTATCCTAATCCTTTCATCCAGAATCCTTTATTTCTTGGCACTGTTCCAATAAGAAATTCTCCAATATCTACTTACTCTCATGTAAGCTCTACTGCGTTTGAAGTTAGTGTTTACAATGATAATGCATCTCAATACAGTGCGGCATTTGTATACAAAGCTGGTGATCCTGATTCGTGGGCACCTTTCGAAAGTGCATGGACTGTTTATGGTAATGGAGTCACAGGAGTTCCTGAATATACATACAGCCTCTGGAGAGATAGAACTGAGGCTCAATTCAATTATTTAAATTACGGAACAGATAGCACAAGCAAAATAAGAGTAGGGTATAAAAAAGGAAATATAACTTCAGTTGATATTGGACCTTATAGAAAGAATTTTAATGCTAAATGGTCAACTATAAATTCAAGTGCGATAGAAATATTAGGAATTGATACATACGATAAATTAATTATTCACATAAATAATGATTTATCAACCCCATTATATGTTTTTGCAAATCCAATAGATATCCCACCCCCAGTTCAAACCCTAGGAAATTTAACATCATGTTTCTATGTATCAGCAGGAATATGGGAACTTAGTGCAATAACTACAGCATTAGGTGCTGGGTATTCTGACGGACCAGAATTCTCCTGGAGACTAAATATTCCATTTAGTAATTATATTGTATACTTAGCACCTGGAGCGTATGTAGATGGGACATTCAGCGTAAGAGGTAAACACAATATAACTTTCTCAGGGCCAGGGGTCATAGACGCGGGTATACCTTATTATAATAGGTGGTGGTCAACAGTAGGGTTTGAATCATCATTTAATGATGTTGACAAATTACAAAGAAGTCCAATATATTCATTCAGTAGTTTTAGCGAGCCTAATACTTATGTAGATCCATCTGCAATAAAATTAATTGGTCCAACAATAGTAAATTCTATTATTTACGCTGGAACTTGCAATTTTAAATTAGTAGACAATACAAAATTAATATGCCAATGGCCCAATACTGATGGATTCCATATAAAAGATAATTGGAGCCCCGATGCAAATAAGTATGCAAGTATGACAAGATCATTTTTGCAAACAGCGGACGATACAACTTATGTTGGTGGAAATCAAGGAGGGGGTGACTGCTTACTAAGTGGATGTTACTTTGTGACATTAGCTGGGTGCTGCTTCAGAACTTTCTTTGGTGATTATAATTATAATAGTTATCGTAATCAGTATGATCATTGGTTCTCCGCAATTGATATGGATTGCAGAATTTATTCAGCACCCTCCTACAACTATATTAGTGTTCCTTTACAAGGAAGTTTTACAAACGCTGTGTTTGGAATTTCTCCTACCGATAGAAAAAGATTTTGGAAAGCATATTATAATGACTTCAGTTCAATAGCCGTAACAAATCATATATTTTCTGGAATTAGAGTAGAAAATCTTATTGACTTGCCAGTATTTGATGTTGGCCCAAGGCCATACCCTTACTATGATTACAGCCCTATTTTTGGTGAGTTATCAGGAATAATATTTAAAGATATTACAGTTAGTTCTCACCCAAATAGTAAATTTAATTATATTAGAGATAATAAAGTATTTGGAAAAGATGGAAGAGAACGGCAATACAGGGCGCATGATGTATCTTTTATTAATGTAACTATAAATAATCAAACCATTACTAATGTAAATAAGGATGATTATTTTGTGTGGTATAACAAACCAATTCCTAGGGACTATGCACCCACAGTTCCTGCGTATGCGGGAAGTTCTATTGCTGATGTTTATGTAATAATCGGAGATTCAATCGCAGCAGGATATGACTCTAAATTTGCAGATAGGGTAAATACTAATTACTCTACAATGCCCACAGAGCTAACTGGGTGTTATATTTTTGCTCCATCTTCAAATACTTTTGAAATAATAAAACCTGGAGTAAATGTTCACGCTGGAAACTACTATGGAGGTTATTACGTAACCGGAGTCGCATCATTAGAGAGCACTCTTGCCTGGAAGATGCGACAAAATTCAGGACAAAGAGACGTATACATTATAAAATATGCAGATGGTGGAACTATGCCAGTCTCAGGGACATCAGCCACATATGACTCCCAGAGTGAACCTCCACAAGTTTCAAACTTTAATCGACTTGATTGGAGCGTTAGCAGTTCAGATGAAATGTTCGCTAGGTTTAATACTTTTGCAACTAGTGCTATATTGAATTTAAGTTCTGCTTATAAACATGTTGATTTGAAAGCAGTAATAATTTTCTTGGGAACTAATGTTCCAATTCAAACTGCTGAGAGATTATATAACCGAAATAGCGTAACTGCAACTCTTGGGGTTACATCCGTAAATCCTTACAAAGATTTAAATTTAATTAATTCTTTAATTGATACGGGGGTAAGCTCTTTAATCTCTGGGGTAGGTGGAATACTTGGCACCAATAGGCTAGACGTTGATCTAAACTATACAAATTATATTTGGGCTTTACCTTTATACGAAGATGAAGGGTTCTATGTTGAGTTGTTAAATGATTATTTAAAGAAATTTAACAACAAAGTAAGATCATTCTCCAGTATAGAAGAAAGGTTATATACCACAAGTGCATTATCATCTACATTAGTCCCGCTAAGGATCACTCCTTATTTGCCTCCAACAGGAGTTGATATTTATCTTGTAGATGGAGTTCACTATAACTTCTCAGGATACGCTAAGATAACTGATGAGATTTACCAAATATTGCAACAACAAACTAGCAGCACCACAGATCCAGATTTAAATCCAGATGTAAATATAACATTTAGAGTTTCTGAGACTGCGACCACGCCTTACATAAAAGTAAATGATACCTGGAAACAAGCTGACCCCTATGTTAAAGTTAATGGGCAATGGAAGTTTGCTGATCCAGGGGTTAAGATTAGCGGGGATTGGAAGCAGTAGCCACTATATACTTTAGAATATTATGGTTGATTTTGGACAATATCCATTGGTTTATCAGTTACAAAACGGAGTCCCAATAGGGCTCGCGGAGACTAGTTCATTATCAGCAGTTAATTTAGTTGTAAGCAGTATAAGTGCAATTGATTATTTAGGTTTAACATCTACTTTTCAATTTACTGGAGTTGTTAGCGTAGGGGATGCTACTTCCATCGGAAATTCTTTAGTAGATAACACTAATTATAATAATCCCAAAATAAGGCCGATAGCAGTAACCTTAAACGATTTTATGTCGGTGACAACCCCCGACAACTCTATAACTATTGGTTATGGATCTACACCTTTAGCAATAGCTAAAGGTGGAACTGCGGCAGATAATGTTACTCAGGCTCAAATTAATTTGAGCTTGGAACCTAATGTAGATGTTCAAGTATATAATGCAAATTTAACTCAATTATCTAATTTAACTCTTACAGCTAATAAAATTTTAGTTGGTGGGGCTGGAACTCTTACAGACATAACTGCACCAACAAATAATACATTTTTAAAATATTCAGGTGGATCATTTATTTGGACGGGAGTTGATCCAGGTGGATCAAATTCATTTCCAACCCCAGGTGGAAGAATTCCAGTAACTAACAGCACTACTGTTCTTGATACCTTTTCCGACTTAACCTACACTAGTAATGTATTAAAATCCCCAGCGGTATGTGCGGCTGACGTTTGTGCTGCCACGTTTAATGAAGGTGGAACTTTACTATCCACCAAATATCAAGGAAAAGATGATACTTTAACTACCATAGCATCTTTAAATCCAGGGGCTAATGAATTAATTTACTTTACAAATACTAATGCTGCTACTACAACTTCGCTGACTGAGCAAGGTAGAAATTTATTAGACGATACAACTTTTGCTGCAATGAGAACTACTTTGCAGCTTTCAGCCCTAGCTACAAAGTCTCAAGTTAATCTAGCATCAGTGGAGGTAACAAATACTCTTCCGATTACTAATGGTGGAACTGCAAAAATATCATTTAATCCTGATCAACTTATATTTAGTAATGATTTTTCTCAAGATTCAACATTAACATTTAACAAAACTACTAAGTTGTTAAATGCCTCAAGCTTTTCTGCTACAAATGTAAGTGCAAATACTATTTACGAGGGTGGTCAGAGTTTAGTTAGTAAATATCAGCCTGTAGGTTCTTACCTTACTTCAATACCTTCAGAGTATTTAACACAAGCTGAAGGTGATGTTCTTTACCAGCCGGGTGATGTGTTTTTAACAACGCTAGCTACCCAGGATACTGTAAATTTAGCCACTGCGCAAGTATGCGGAACTCTACCGACTAACAGGGGTGGAACTAATAAAACTTCATTTAATGCTAATCGAATAATTTACGGTGAATTTGACCAGAATGCTAATTTGACGTTTGACGGAACTACAATATTCAAATCTCCCACTGTATGCGCTACTACAGTTTGTGGAGCAGATTTGTTTGAAAATGGTGTCAACATTACAACTAAGTATGAGACACAAACAAACGCTACAAATACTTATTTAACTAAATCAACTTATAATATATTTACTGGAACTTTAGCACTGTCAGCGGGATTGAAAGATGTAGATTTAACGACTCCACCAACCAATAATCAAGTATTAAAATGGAATGACACTGCTAAAAGATGGAAAGCAGCAGATGATAGCACTGGAGTTGGTGGTGGAACTCCTGGTGGAAATAGCACTAATGTTCAAATAAATTTTGAGGGCAATTTCTCGGGTAATGCTGGATTAACTTATAATTTAGATACTAGCACGCTTAGAGCACAGTTCTATTCAAACCTTCCCTCGGGCGACCCAATATGGAATGCTAGACAGTTATCAGGCATCCCTTTAGTATCTGGAATATTAAACCCGACACCTCAGGATGGGGACGTTCTAACGTATCTAGTCTCTCCAGGCGTCCCAACAACTGGATGGTATTACGCTCAACCTGGAGGCTCCACGGCTGGGGGAAATGATACCCAAATACAATTTAATAATGGTGGAGCTTTCTCAGGATCGCCAGCGTTAGTTTGGCAAAATTCCACAAGCTCATTAATATCAAAGCAATTAAGTGCAACCACAGTATCCGCAGGCACCATTCACGTAGGCGGGTCTGATGGGTATATCAGAAACAATAATGGTAGCATTGGCATAAGCTCTATTGGAGGTTCCGTTTCAATCAGTGGAACCAATTCAGTATCTTTACAAGGAATTGCTATAAATAACTCAGTATGGCCCGAAGCTGGAACTGGACCTGGAATTATATTTTATGATAATTCCAGTCAAAAACTTTTGAATGTAAGAACTAACAGCACTGCCGTAAATGGAACTAGGAATTTTACTGCAAATACTCAAGGATATATTGTAGCTTCATATCTAACGTCAGCGAGTGATGATTATTTTGGGTTGAATCCTGTGTGGAATTACACGGTAATTACCCCAGGAAATGTTGTCGATTTACCTTCAAACAAAGATGTTTTAACTTATAATAACAATATCTATAATTTGGGGGGGGCTGTAAAAGGTTGGACATGGGAGCAGCTAAGTTTAAGTGGTGGATATTTATCAGATGTAGCAACCACAACTCCTCAAGTAAATGATGTCCTCGTTCGCAATGGAACTAATTGGGCCCCATCATCTTCAATAAATTTAACTTCAGTTAGTGCTACTAACTATTATAATCTTGGACCTAGTATAATAGGTTTAAGTAATGCAATAACAAATGGATTATTTTTCTAAGGAATTATCATGCCAGCAAATACAAGTCCTATTTTTACAAACGTGCCAGATATAACATGGCCTGCTGCTGTAAACGGAACGGTCACAGTTTCAGCAGTAAATACCGGAACAGGAACTACATCTTATGACGGAACCACTAACGCTACATTAGTTTATGTTGCTGGATCTAATGGATCATTTATTCAAAAATTGGTATGTGAAGCAGGAGGATCCACTGGAACGGCATCAGTATTAAGAATTCATATTAACAACGGCACATCACCCACTAACGCTAGTGCTAATGCATTGTATATGCAATATTCTTTGCCCTTAGTGAATGGCACGGCGGCTGCGGCTACACCTCACATAGAAATTCCATTAATGTTGCAGCTACCACCAACATATAGAATTTATGTATCTTTAGGATCCACTGCAAATCTTACTCCTGCTGGATGGTTTGTAACTGCTGTTGCTGGTGATTATTAATGGCATATCAAAATTACGCTTCTATTGCAAACGCTAATCAACTTACTCAAGTATATGTTGGTGAAGTTTCCACTAGTGCTACAACCTCATGGAATTATAATGTTTGGCAAAAGCCTAAAGGCGTAAAATCAGTTATAATTTTAACTCAAGGGGGTGGGGGTGGTGGAGGTGGTGGTGCTTGGGCAGCAAATGCAAATACTATTGGAGGTGCTGGCGGAGGCGGAGGAGCTTTGATTAGAACAATAATACCAGCAATTCTATTACCAGATATTTTATACGTTAAACCTGGACAGGGTGGAACTGGTGGCGTGGGTAACGGAAATGGAAGCACTGGAACTGCTGCTACAGCGGGAGGAGCAAGTTATGTAACCATAAATGCATTGTCAGCTACTGTGCCTACTGCTGTTGATATTGTATGTCTTGCTAACGGTGGAGGTGCAGGAGCAAACGGGAGTATTACAGGTGGAACTCTTGGCGCGGTGAGCACTGGTTCCACTAGCCCACTAGCTTACTTAGGGTTTGCACTTCCTGTCGCGGGGATAGCTGGTGGCGGAGGTGGAAACGGAGCAGCAGGAACAACAATAACCGCAATTGCTAGCACTAGCAATAATATTGCTTGCGGAGGGGCTGGTGGAGGAGGAGCGGGTGCTGCTGCTGGATTTACCGGGGGTGCCATAACTACAGGTGGAACTTGGCCTACCGTAACAGCAGGAGCATTAGGAACAAATGCTAATGGAAGCAACGGAGTAGAGGGTATAAATTATGGAATTAATATATTTAATAATATTGATATAATAAATAGTAGATATCCTTTATTATTTACTGGTGGTAGTGGGGGAGGTGGATCTGGTAACTCTACAAGCACTTTTAATGGTGGAAATGGTGGTTCTGGAGGATTAGGGTGCGGAGGTGGGGGAGGAGGATCAAGATCGACTGCCTCTGGAGGAACAACTGGATTTGGTGGAAATGGTGGTGCAGGCGGCCCTGGATTTGTCATTATAATTAGTAACTTTTAAAATGGTATTACAAAATTATCAAGGAATCTGCTGCTTTGGGGCCGATAGAACAACTAGAATTTATACTGGATTTCCTGGGGCAGCAACAATCGCAACTGCATTTTATACTTGGCAAAAACCTAAAGGAGTTAAAAATATATTTATTTTAGCTCTCGGTGGAGGCGGTGGCATCGGTGGAGGAAATGCGGGGGATAACACTGCTAATAGAATAGGCGGGGGTGGGGGAGGGGCAGGAGCTTTGACTGTAGCAAGTATCCCAGCCGCATTACTCCCAGATATATTATATGTTCAACCTGGGAATGGCGGTCCTGGCGGCACAGGAAATGGTAACGGGACTAACGGTGCGGCTAGTTATGTATTATTCTATCCAGACAGTGCATACACTGCAAGCAATAGAGTGGTTCTTGCAAACGGGGGCTCTCTAGGAACCGCTGCGGGTGCCGCTGGAGGTGGTGGTGCTGCATCTACTGGGGCGACAAGTCCAATATCTTTTTTAGGTATATGTGCATCCTACGCAGGGGGAGGTGGTGCAGCAGGATCAACAGGAGCAGCAGGGGGAAATTCAACTGCTATAGCCACTGGAGCAGCTTCCCACTGTATGGCATGTGGGGGTGCAGCAGGAGGTGGGAAAAGCACAACAACAGCATTCGCGGGCGGAACTGTGAACACTGGGGGAATGTGGCAAACTGTATGGGGGAGCATAGCTGGCGGGGCTGCTGGATTGCCAGGAACTAACGGGATAAATTACGGTAATAATTTTATAAATAACTATGAAAGTATAAGTAATTTTCTTCCTTTAGTATCCTCAGGGGGGTCCGGTGGGGGAGCAGCTACCGCTGGTTCGGCAGGGGCTGGGGCTGACGGAGGCTTTGGTAGTGGGGGAGGTGGGGGAGGTTCTGGCACTACCGCAATAGGTTCTGGTGCTGGGGGAAGCGGAGGCGCAGGCGTAATAATTATTACATGCGAGTTCTAGAGCATATCCCCACGTTTCATACTAGCCAACAACCTAATCGTAACATTATCCCGAAGCATGTGGACTTCTTGAAATACGTTAGTTAGCGTATCATAAGTATCCTTGCTAATCTTGGTATCCTTAATACTGTTAATCTGTGCAGCTAATGCTTCAAGCTTCATCTTCTGTGATTCAGTAAAGTTGTAAAGGCTGTCTAATACGTCTTCGGCTCTCTTCATAGTTTTATCCGAGAGACTTCATGTCCCTCGTCCTCATAGTGTCTAATTCTGGCTTTTGAATGCTCCCTCAAGTAAGGGATGTGATCAAAGAAATCATATACCATCACAGAGGTTTTTCCAACAGATTTTCTCATTCCTCTGCCTAGACCCTGTAAAGTTGGGATCTTATCTTTCAAACCTCTAGCGTTAACTAGGTGGGTGATCTCTTCAATGTTAATGCCAGTCTGCAATACTTTAGTTCCGATTAGGAAGGCTGCACTATCACATTCAAGGAAATCTTTAATCGCCTGCTTACGTTCGTGAATGGTATTGATGCCTTCTAGCGTGAATGAATTAGGTATGGCATTCCTCAGCGTCTGAAGATGCTCAAGATTCTTGACGAGAATACAAACTTTAGCTTCTGGATTGGCTTCAGCAATCTTTGCAGCCAAACTGAAAATGATTCCGTTTCTCTTTTCGGAGGTGATAATAAACTTCTCGTAGATAGTAGCGTAATCGCTGTCCAAATCCTGCTCTGATATCTCATCCTCATACTCCAACATCTGTATTATGGGCTTCGCCAGCTTGTCCTCAGCGATTAGCTCCTGAGTTGATTTAGTCTCTATGACGTCACCAAAGGCCCCTACAAGCGTCAATTCCCCGATCCGGTCATCTGGCATGGTGGCTGTGAATCCGAAGCGGTAGCGGGCATTGGGGAAGCTCTGGATGGCTGCAACGGTCATCTCCCCCCGGCAGAACTTGTGAACTTCGTCTACCATCAACACTTCTGATTGGTTTAGATGACTGTCTAGGATCTTATCAATACTCTGCACAGTTGAGAGCATGATACGCCCATCTTTGAAGTCTCCACCTAAGTTTATTCCAACATCCTTGAATCCGCACTTGCGCGTGAGGTATTCATATGTCTGAGTTAGAATGCTTCTCTCATCAAACAGGATTGTAATCTTAGCCTTTGGGAAAGCAGTTAGGGTTGCTGCCATAATTAAAGTTTTACCTGATCCCGTAGGTGACTTGATTATGGCTCTCTCAGCGACCAGTGCGTTGCTGATAGCTTCTTGCTGATAATCATGGAGCTTGAACTCCTTGATATTGCGTTTGAAAATTAGCTTAGGACCATCTCCATGCTCTCTAATGACTTCTGGGGTGCATCCGACTTGATTTAAGTCCCGTAGGATGTTTGCCAGCATCCCCGTCTTGAACTTTCCAGCAGCCGATACGAACCGCTTCTTCCCGTCCCAGTGCCCCCTCTTGTAGGTGGGCGTGTATTGGTAGCCATTCACATGGAACGCCCACTTATCAGATAAAACTTTTATAATATTTGAGTTATCTGTTTCTATTATCGAGTCTATAATGCCTGATCTAATTTTCATCCCTACTATAATAGTTAGTAGGAAACAATTATGTCAAATTTAGATAAGTTTGCAGATCAAAGAGATTCAAGATTAGAGCAGCTATTTGGGGAAATACCTGCGGAAACGGATGTCATTGTTAGATTACCATCAGAGGGAAGATTTTATAATAATAAGGCCCCTGAGGTAACCATCACTTCAATTAAATTTGAAGATGAAAAGCAACTGGCTTCTAGTGCTAAAAATAATTTAAACCCCATTAATTTAATTTTAACTAAATGTGTTAAAGGGGCTGATGTCAACTCGTTATTGCTAATAGACAAGTTATTTTTACTATTAAAAATAAGGGAGATATCTTACGGGGCAGAATATCCTGCGGAGGTCATATGCCCTCACTGTCAATCTAAAAGTGAAATTAAAATTAATTTAAGTAATCTTTTAGTTAATTATATTCCCCATGATGTAGTAGACCCAAGAGAAATAACCTTACCAAAACTAAATAAAACCGCAAAGGTTAGATTCCCTAGAGTATCAGACGAGGATTACATCTCATCGTCCGACCAGACCTACACTAATCTCTGGAGATTTGTTACTGAATTAAATGGGATAACTGACCCAGTGTTTGTTTCCAAAGCAATCCCTAAGATGCACATTATGGATGTTAAATATATAATATCCCAAATAATGCGAACGGATTTAGGTTTAAATCCAAAATTTTTGTTTGATTGTGGATTCTGCTCCAGGGAAAGCAAGGTGGAGGTCCCAATAAACGAAAATTTTTTTTCAGTGACCTGATATCTGAATTAAATTTAGAATCATTACTGCTTGAAGCCTACATATTGGTAAGTAAATGTAGTTTTACTTATCAAGACGTTAAACAAATGACCAAACTGGAAAGGGCGGTCTTTTTAAAGTTATATTCCGACGATTTGAAGGCTCAGAAAGATGCAGTTGAACAACATAAATATTAGTGACAGGCACAACAGACCTGTGGTCTTATCCAAGGTCGGATTGCAGGCATTTTTTATCTCGGATGGTCAATTTATGGACCCTTACGAGATCAGTGCTGTAACTGTATTTTCTAGAAATTCTAATTTATATCCAAGCTCCGTATTGGATTCGGATACTCAGCTTATTGATACAGCCAATGTTAGTGGATCTATGTTGATGAATTTCTGCAATTCATCAACATTAACATCAAATAGTTCTTTCAATGTTTCAAACTATGCTGGCACTGTGAACACCACAAGTGGCATATTTAGAACTGGTGTTGGCAAGTATGTGGTAGTTTTAGATGGGACTGTAAACTCTGTCGGGGTCATTAACCTGGATGGAGGAAGCAAAGTAATATCCAATAATGCTTCAGCGACTGGGGATTACATTGACGTTTGGACTATTAAATGGGTTGCTGGCTCGCTACCCCAGACTGTTGTAAATGAATTCAGCCTTCGCAAGGGAGGGTTTACAGTAATAACTCAACCCTTGATGCTTAAACTAAAGAGCAGATTGGTAAACAGCAAAGTAACATTAGATTCAAAAATTGATTTGAAGATAGCCACGGATGTTCACGTAGAAAATAGAGATATTGATGATTCAATAAAGAACCTACTGAGAGAAAACGTCATCACCAGTGGCGCGGTAGAAATTCAAAAAATTAACGAAGCTGCCAATCTACCCTCAAGGGTGACAGTATCGTCATTCTCTGACACATCATCTCTAATCACTGTAACGTCAGACAATGTTATGGTATTGCCCTGGGACACCACTCAACTGAAAACCCACGCTCAATTAGCCGCAGGCAACTTCGGCTCAATTCAAGGTGTGTATGCTATTCGGGCTAAGTATAGCGTGTTTGGAGAAACACTTATATCAGACCCGATGTATCTAACGCTGTCATAGTATCCCATTCGTTGAGATTAAATACTTGATAATTTTTACAGGCATAATGGACAGCATCAACATCTTGGCAGTAAGCCTCATTCCAATCCTTGAACCTCTTGGGTGGCAGAGTGTAGTGAATCTTTGGCATGCGGTTTCTGCGTCTAAAGATCTCAAAGTTACGCAAGCCCTTTAGCCCAGCCGCGTCACTGTCGTAAGCCACTACGATTGGTCCCTTGTAAAACTTGAGTTGTCCAATCTGCTCCTTAGATACATGGCAGGATATCGTGGTGGTTGCATTGTAGCCAAGAGCCTTAATGGACATTGCATCGAATACGCCTTCACAAATATAGAGGGGCTCTTCTGATTCATAATTGAATGGATACAGGATTGCGGATGCCTTCACTCCACGGAAGTTCAAATACTTTGGCTCCTGGTCGGCGTATAAGGCCCGTGCTTGGAAGAAAATGGTGCGACCCTCATGCAGGTAGGGGATGACCAATCGGCCCATGTAGGGGCCCGTATGCGCGTAGTAGAATGGTCCCTGATTGAGGACGCCTCTTCGAACCAGGGTCATCGCTGCCAAAGAGTTAAGCTCCACATCAAAGCTGAATGCGTCAACCTTAGAGAAGTTCTTAAACTCGTCTTCAATTAAAACTTTAACTGGCTCTTGCTTTGGCTCTTCTTTTTCCTCGGCAAAGAACTCGTCTATTAAAAACTTAGAGTAGGCTTGTTTATACGTCAGGTGCTCCAACTCTGAGTATAACTGGATGAAGTTACCTTTCTTCTGGGACTTAAAGCACTGCCAAAGTCCGGTGTCTAAATTAATAGACATGTGCCGCTTGGGGTCACGATCCATAAATATTGAAGGGATGACCATCTCGCGTCCGCCACTTAATATTCTGTATTTACCGTTGAACTTTTCCAGCAGGTAGGCTCTAATGTAATTTGAGGTAATCATGTTTATCGACCGACTAAGTAATTCAAAATCCGATATTATAGATCAGTGTCTACTCAAGTATGAGTATAGATATATCAGGAAGCTCCCAGGGTTTCCATCAAAAAACGAGGACGCTTTGGACTTCGGAACATATATTCACCGTATCTTTGAGTTAGGCTACACCGAGAATCATATCTCGCAACTAGAGAAAATTGCAGAAAACATTAAAAAAGACTACAAGGTTCCATTTGTATACAAAGAACGCATCCACCAATGCCTCGATAACTTTTTAAAGTTTAACAAGGGGCTGGGGGAAACCGTAGCTGTCGAACACGAATTTTCCGTGAATCTCGCGGAAGGTATTAAATACAACGGGTTTATAGACCGTATCGTGCGAGGACTCAACGGGGGCATGCTAATTATTGACTACAAGACTTCCAAGAAGGAAAAGTCCAGAGTCGAGCTTGGCAGGGATAAGCAGCTTATGGGCTACGCTTTTGCCGTCAGCCAAGAGTTTAAAATTCCACTGAGTGAGATCTACTGCGCTCACTACTACCCTTTAACCGATAGTTTAGTATCAGTTAAGTTCACGCAAGGGGCAGTTAACTCCTGGAGAGAGAAGGAAATCTCCAAGGTCTGGAAGATCCGTAAGAAGAAGAAGGACGAATTCCCAGCTATGCAGAACCAGTTCTGTGACTGGTGTGAGTATAAGCCAATGTGCCCGCTGTTTAACGACCAGTGCTCAATTCAGCAGAGGATCGAGGAGCAGACGGCTCAACTCAAGGCTAAAGAAGAAACCTTGCCTAAAACTAGCGGATGATAAATATTAATATCTATCGCTTCAAAGAAGTTCTTAACTTGTTCTGGTGAGTAACCACACTTCTTTGACAAGTGTTTATACAGAGATTCTAGCTTAAGTGGCTTTCGATCTTTAAGAGACTTAATAACTTTTGTTTGAAATTCCTTTAAAAACTTTACACTAAATCTGTATCTCCACTTATTCAAAAACTCATCACTTAGAGTGAAATTAATTAAATCTAAAAAATCTACTATATCTTCATCTATATTACTCATAAACACTTACTTATTCCTGTTATTAACAGGAGTTATAATATATATTAAAGGAGAAAAATTTTAATTTTTCAATAAAATCCATGGTTTTTGGAAAAATAATAAAAAAATTACAACTGCCTTCGACGTATCGGGAGGCTGCGTTAGATTCCATTGGAGCTGATAAGTTAGAGTTAGTTGCTGTGTCCCCTCAGTCTTTGGTCCCAGGAGATCTAGTAACTTTTTCCTACGAGAGAAATCTTTTTAGTTCTAGGAAGTTTTTAGTTGTATCCACGAAAGCCGCTCCAGAGGGTAAGTTTATGTCCAACAGAGGTAACTATCTAATCTGTGGGTATGACCTAACTGACAGAGAAACCTTGCCTGGGTTAATAATGATTTTTAATTCATTTTATAAGAAAAGAAGATCTACTTACAATAGACTTAAAAATACTATGAATTCTATTTTTGGAAAGAGCAATTACAAAACTTTTAACACCAGGAAGATGTCATCGGTTTTTAATTTAAACGCACGAAAACCTGACGCTCAGAAAATTTCTAAGAGAAGCATTAAATGACTAACTTTTCACAACTAGCAACTGAACTTGGGCTGCTGACTAGCCAGTTTGAGTCGATGAACACCTTTTTCAATCGGCAACCGATAAACAGATACTTAAGGCAGCAAGAAAGATTTAGCAAAGAATTTGAAAAGTTTACTAAAGTCCCAATTATAAAGAACGGGTTAGAAGCTATAAAGGGACTTAGCAGCGTAATGAAGAAGATGTCTGATCTACAAAATAGATCATTCGCAACAGAAAAAAGCTTAATACAAACAATATCAGTTGATCAAGTAGCCGCCAGCGTAAGTTTAGGAGCAGACATTAATGAGATGACGGCACAAGTCATAGCTCTAAGAGAAAAGGGCGTTGAGAAGTTAGACAGATCAACCCTGGGACTTTTAGCTAGGATGAAGGTTACTGGTCAAAGCACAGAATCTTTAATAAAATTTTTAGGTGCCAACACTTCCTACTTGATGTTAAACCAAAGGGAAGCTCAAAATTTGGCTGTTAACCTAGCTAATTTCTCAAGAACATATGGCACAAGACAAGATGAAATACTAAGGCTGACTGCTGACCTTTCGAAAAACTTACAAATTCAATCTCAGTTAGGCGCGGGTGCTGGAATAGCTGGGGGATTTGGTGCCCTTGGAGCTACGTTGGGTGGCAGAGGGACAGAGCTTATCAATCAAGCTGCTCAATTTTTTAGCAAGGCTTCTTATGCTCAATTACAGCTTTTAAATATAGCAGATGGATATCAGGAAAGACTTGCAGCGGAGACTGACCCAGCGAAACAAAAAGCAATTGTGGAGCAGATGGTTAAGATTGCTGCTCAATCTGTTCAGGGGTTACAAGGTGGTCTTGGAACTGATGTAATGTCTTCTAGAATATTTGAGAAGTTGTTACAGCCCTATGGCGGGCAATCAGCTTTGATATTCCCTCAATTAGCAAAAGCTCTAGAAGATGCGAAGAACCCTATAAATGACTTAAGCAATTCAATGATGGGCTTCTCTCAGCTAGCCAATATATTTGCAACTCCAATGAATTTACTGGGTCAAGCTTTAATGGCAGTTATAAATTGGCCTGTGGTGAAGCAATTATCCCAAGCCTTGGCATTGTTTGCAGGAGTAGCTGCTACTTATCTTTCTATAACTAGAATTTGGTCTGCACTACAATTCACATACCAAATGTCAACTAGATTATTTAATGTAGCTGCCACTAAATTTGGCATTGATGTTAGGTCTTTTGCTTTTGCATCTAGACTTAGCTTTGGACCTCTGGGAATTATAACCGCTGCAATATCCACTATTATCGGGCTAGCATACGGCTTGGACGGTATGGCTAGCGATATTAAGGATATAAATAATAAAACTCCAGATCCAATGGACAAACAAAAATCTAGTTTGTCTAATCAAATATTCTCTCAATTGATAAATATAGTAACAAACACAAATCAGGGTTATATACAGAGAGAAATGCTTAATACTCAACGGGAACTTTTAAGATTGACAAAGCAGCAGAATGATTGGAACTCACCAAACAATTCTCCAGCAAGCAGGATACCTGAAAGAAGAATTGGTGGATCAATATAAGGTAATCAATTATGGGAAAAGAATATAGAAACATTGTAAGATCAAGAAAACTAGCTGAGAGATCTTATCTCTATTTTAAGTATCCATCAGCAAAAGAATCTATTGAGTTTTACCTTCCTTTTATGGAGAACATAGAAGTTAGTGAGTCTCAAAGACCTAATTTAGCTAGCTATGATTTGATAGGGAGAAATGGAACTCTGTTTGCTTATTTGGGAACAAAATCTAGAGAGTTAAATTTAAGGTTTAATATTACTTTACCAAACATAATTGATTACATTCACACTGTGGGCCTAAGTGATATGTTCTCAGATAATTTTAGAAAAATTATTATGGGAATGAATTCTTCGGAAGAAAGATTTAAATTTTTTAGAAGAGGAAAAACAGAAGATGTTGCAAACGCTGTGACATATCAAAAGCAAGGAAGGTTCAACTACTATAAAGAGGGGAAAAAAGACATGTATATGATAGATGCTTCGTTCCGAGATGGGGCTGATGCAAGAGCACGGGGTTCTCTAGGGTCTTTTTTTCAAGGGTTGACAGAAGCATTAAATACTCGTTGGTTTTTAGGAAACTTATTTGATGGAGATTTAAAAAGAAGTGGATTTCCTGATGTTACTTCTGAACAAGCTGTTAATTACTTAATGATGTGGATAAACGTGATAAGGTCCTCGGTTCTAAACAATTCTGAAAAAACTCAATATGGTCCACCAACTGTTTATCTAAATCATGGAACGATGTATAACAATATCCCATGTGTCTGCACTAACTATTCGGTTAGAATAGTTAATAACGCTGGATATGAACTACTATCTTTGGCTCCAAGACAAGTTGAAATTAGTATGAATTTGTCTGAGGTGCGAGTGGGCGATTTTGATAAATTTGTTCCATTCGATGAAGCTAAGGGAGATAATCTTACAGGATGGGAATCAATTATGCTTGGTAAAGGAACTTTAGATCCACACAATCAAATATTAAGAATTGTAAGAAAAGATACAGATGGATTAGTTGAATACGAAACAATTATGGAAAACATGAAAGAAAGTTTATAGGATTTATCATGAACTATTTAAATCACCATTCTATTGATTATTATGAAGTTACTCACAAAGGTAAGAAAATTGTTACTTCCCTTCATTCTAAGGTAACTGATTACTTGGACAGTTTAAAACTAGGCGATGTCGAAATTGGATTTATTCCTGCTGGATATGAAAATAGACCTGACCTAATATCTAATTTATTCTATGATACAGTAAGTAAAGATTGGATGATTATGATGCTTAATAATATTAAAGATCCATTTCAAGATTTGAATGTGAACGATAGAATTTTATTGCCGAAGATCTAGTATGCCCTCAACATTAAATCCAATATTTACTCCAAATGTCGTAATAACTAGAAATTACGGATCAATGCTAAAATTTATGTCTGGCAGAAGTTTACAAGACATAAAATCAAAAGATTTAGAAGATACTTTAATGTTTGTAGGAGAACAAAATAAGTATATTTATGGTTTGGAACACAGTCACAACTTTGGTCAATCCGATCTTTTGATTACTTTAAAAATACTAGATGTTGATGGAAATTTTGAATCCTCGATATTTTCAGATAATTTTTTAAATAAAACAATATCAACTAAGCTAGAGAAATTTTTTGCTGACAATCTCCCCGCGAAAGACTTCAACAATTACATGCAAACTTATGCTCATGGCAACATAAGAGTTTATATAAGTTATGGGATTGGAGATGATTTATCAAATTGGGCTGACCCTAAATGCTGCACACTAGTTGAGGCATCAATAGACGTAGCTTCGAACGGAGTTAGAAATTACGTTTATAAATTTCAACCGATTCCAAACGCGTTCTTCTCACTCATACCAGAAAAAGATAATTCAGATCCTAATTCAAATGATATTTTTAATATCCCTTTTGCTTCTATGGAGATGTCAGAAGATATTTTTGTTACAACGCCAAATGAAGTTTCTAAAAATTTAAAAGATGTGATGACTGGATTTGCTGCAAAAGCCGTATCTACACCAAAGGGTAATGTAATAATTTGCATTCCTGATATAGACAAACTTTATCTTAACTTAGTAAATGAGGATCAAACTAGAAATCCTCTAGGAACTGTTTTTTTTGGCGATTTAACTGATTATTACGCTAAAATATTTAAATCTGTAAGTTTTAATTATACACCAACCAATATTCCAACTCAACAATCCAAACTCTCTAATGCAGATATTTCAAACGAAAAAGAAGCGGATAGACGAGATTATGAAAAATTTGTATCTGATCAAAATTCAAGAAATTCAAAAGAAAAATTAGAATCTCAAAAAAGAATCCAAGAAATAAATAGTCAACTTAATTATATAGAAAATTTACCTTTATCAGAAAGAGAAAGTTATTCTAATGAAATAGATGAGTTAAATTCTGAATTAGAGCTTATAGAGACAAGGTTAAATTTGTTAAATAATTCAGAAGGTAATGATGCACCATACTCTAAAAAGTTAGTTATGAGATCTAGTATTGATAGAAACAATAAAGATCTCCAAGGAAGGTTCGTTCTGGACACCCGACAGTCGATTATTGAAGTTTTTGATGGTATAAATATGTTTTTTGAAGGTAGCGTTCCACCCTCAATGTCATTTGAAACAAATATAAAATGGTTAAAAGTTTTTAAGAAATTTAATTTAATAGAAAACGAAGAAATTCCTTGTTTGATTATTGGAGATAGAGGTTTAATACTACATTATCTTTATGGTGGAAGATTTATTCAAGAAGCAAATGATATAGGTTATAAATTTAACGAACTTGATAATTTAAAAATAACAGAAAAAGATGAATACAAAAATTTTGTATTATCTGTGTTCGGGAAAAATAAAATAGGATCATCTTTCGGGGAGAGTTTATTTTTGGATGATTTGTCGTTAGGGAATGAAGACACCAGAAAAGCTTTAAGTGAGATAGAAAGAAAATCACAGATCAAAGGAAAACCTATTTTTATAAATAACTTTAGAAATTCAAATGTTTTGTCATTTTCATTAAAAAATTCTGAAAACTATGGAACTGTAATAAATCAAACTGTAAGAGATAACAGATTAAAATATCTATATTCACAACTAAACGATGACCAAAAAAATAAGTTGTTACTAAGTGCTGGCCTAGACCCAGAGAAAATTGAAGATTTTAAAAAATTAAACCCTTTAATTTCAGCTAAAAAGATATATCAAAAAGCTTTTGAAGATTTAAAAAATCTTCAAATAGATTCTGAATCTAAATTAACTTCTGAGGATATAGTCACCACAGAATTAATAGGCTCTAAGGACGAAAATACCAGAATACAGGCTAAAAAAACATTTGATCGCAACGAAATTTTTAGACAAGTATCTAAAATATTTGGATTTTATGATAAAGAAAAAGCACTTGGTGAGTTTGCATATAACAAAACAAATGAATTAATGAAAGGGTTAGTAATAAATCAAAGTTCAAAAGAAGAGATATCTTTAGTAGAATTGAACATAAGATTTTTAATAAATCAAACTTATAAGTTACAACCAGCAGATCTCTCTTTATTATCTAAATTAATTATTTTATTTAATAGAGTAGATAACGAAACTGACTCTGCACTGTTATTGACACCAGGGCTATACACCCCAGGTGAATCGTCTATTTTAGCTAGAGCTTACGAATATTCTAAAAGATTAGCAGTTGAAATAAGCATAAAAACTTTACCTTTTTTCTACTTATCAAATTTTGATACCATGAGTAAAAAATGTGTATTTTTATCAAAAAGAAACTCGGTTATAGGAACAACTCCAGTGGATACTTTTGATTTCTTTTCAGGTGAATACATGATAACTGGTTTTAGACATATTATCTCAACTTCTGAATGTTACTCCGAATTCTTACTTAACAAGTTTGGAACTTCAGACGATGGACCAAGACCCAGAAGATATGATACTGCTGTAAATGTTGAATACAAAATTAGGGAGCTTGAATGAAATTCTATAAAGGGATAGTAGATGGAGTAATTGACTCCAGTGAATCAGGAGCATTTTTGGTGAATCTTCTAGAGAGGGGAATTCCAACAAGTGTCCCAGTGACTTATGTGAGTCCATTTTTTGATCCTTTCAGAGGTGGTGTGCTAACACCTCCGGTCAAAGGTGCAGAAGTTCTTGTAATGTATGATGAGTCCCTAGGGGAATACTTTTACATGGGGACAATCGTCGGAAAACCAAAATTTGTTGAGAACACTGATGTAAAATTTGATGCTCCAATAGTTGGCAATAAAAGAGCTTACAACGACTCCGGTGCCCCTTCAGTTGTTTCATTTACAAACAGTGATGGAGCTGGGTTAAAAGTTAACAATTATCTAGGCGGAACTCGCAAACCACTAGTAAAATCTGTGGTGTTAGAAACCACAATGGGACACAGGTTGGAACTCGGGGATACTCCATCAAGAGATCAAGTTTCATTAAAAAATAGAAACCAAGAAGGAATTATTATCACAGCATCTAAAACTCAAACTTTAGAAGAGAGATGCATTGATATAAGAACATTAAATTCAATAAGAAATACTACGGTTCAAGGTGAATATAGAGTAGACTTGATAGACGGCAGAGATATAACTATAAAAAATTCATCTAGCGGAATGAAAGGTGGAAGTGAAATTGACACTCCTTTTGGGGCTTTTAATCCTATACCCGCAGGAAATCTTAATCTTGTTACAAAATTTAAAGATATTAATATTTACACTGAAGAGCTGCCAAATGTTATAACGGGTCAAGCTGGAAGGGTTTTAATATCCACTCCCCAGGGAGTCATTCAATTAAAGTCTGGAAGTGATGGAATAACAATTTATTCTGAAGGAAAAATAAACATTGCCTCTGTAAGCACGTTCAAACCAGTTGTTGTTCAATCCTTAGGCAATAATGAACTAACTAACCTTCCTAACTCCACAGCTACATTTGATAGCTGGCTAGTAACCCAATTTCAGCAAGTTAATAGTGGGGATACTATCGCCTTGATAAATGTTGGAGGCGCGGACGCCCCAAAACTTATCCCAATTAAATGCCCCTATAAAGGTTCGGTTGTAACCCAAAGCGTGTCCAGAGGCGATCCAGTAACGCTGTTTCTACCAGTCGCAATAATACAGACAGATGGCGGGTCTATAAATATGCAAGCTTCCGAGGATATAAATTTGTATGCAGGCGGAAGAATAAACTTAAATGCAAATAACTCAGTTAATTTAGAGTCAATAAATTCTGTAAACTTAAAATCTTCAAATTTAATGAATTTAAATTCTGTAAACCCAGTGACTATTCAATCGTCTGAACAAGTCTTAGTTCAAGGTCCTTTGTTTACCCTTGGAACTATTAATTCCAACATAAATCAATATGCCGGGGACTACCCTGTGTATGCTCCGTCCACCAGACCAGCAGAACCCGTAGTGCCCTCAACCCCACCACTTCCAATTATACCTGAGGTTGGATTCTATGCTTTGGACAAGCAACCCTAAATAGTATTAAATCATGGCAGCTTTTGACGTAAAAACATATTTAACTTTGGTAGGCCAGGGGGAAGATACCCTAGGTGCTGTTGGGACAGTGTTTGGTGTCCCAAAATGTATGATGGATTTGGGCAGAGATGTTTTAGCCCTATTACCCACGGAAACTCTGTTTGGAGTTCTTGGGGAGATGGAAAACGGACAATCCATGGCAGATGGAGTGGTAAAAGGTATTATGTCTCAAATAAGAAATGTTTTGGGCATAATAGAATGGGATAGCGAAGACGGAACCTTGAGGTTCGTATCTAATTCGTCCAAGATGGGCTACGAGTCTAACTTTACCTCGATGCTGGGATCCCTTGGAGCATTTATTAATGCAGTTGCAGGGATTGGTGCTGGATTATATGCTAATTATTTAGCAATTAAAGAACAAATAGATCAAATTTTAGACTGTATTAAACAGTTTAAAGATTATCTTAAGGGTAAGCAGGGTGCCACCGCAGATCAAGTATCTAACTTGGATCCCACGGCATATGCAGATTTTATAAATACTGAGTATATGCTTCAGATGCGGGCATTAAAGCAGGCGATTGATGCCTACAATGCCTTCACGAATCAAATTAATAACATAACTGATATTATATCTTCCAGAGCAGATGGATCAGAGCCCGAGCCAGCGTTCGCCTGTGAGGCTTTCTCCTACCTGTCGGGCACTGGGCTTGCTTCAAATTGCCTACCCCCTGCTGAACCCACTGAGATCTTCAGGCTCGTCTACGGGCCTCCTAGAGCCATCCAGGGGCAATTCATTCTATCAAATGATGGTGTTTACTTCGATTCACAATCCAGTGGAATAATCCCAGCTTTAACTTACGTATTCGAAAAATCTAATCAAATTAAAATTAGTGATAGGTGGAAATTTTCTCAGGATGCTAACGAGGGTGGAAGGGGAACAGCTTTCTCTACAGAGGATTTAAAGCTTTATGTTAATACCTTACTTGACCCCAAAATCATTGATGACTCCTCTTTCTTAAAAAATTATTATGACAAGGATGGATTCCTTCAAGAATTAATAAACAATAAGAACAAAAGAATTTATGATTTGTCTTCTCAAATAAATGAGTTGGAATCAGACTCCGCTCCTGAGTCAGTCATATTTAATCAGAAGCAAGCATTGATGTCAGAGAATACTATCTTCCAAAATAAAATAAATAAACGAAAGAAACAGATAGAACTCGCGGTAAAGATGCCAGACACTTATTCAAATATAAAAATATTCAAGCCAGGGGAGATACCAGTAAACGATTTCTCATATTTGGCGGGTTTGAATATAGCACTAGATTTACAGAAACAAAAAGCACTATCCTTCTCACAAGTTGAAATTGATGGAGTTGTCTCCCCAATAAAACTCAAAAGTAATTATATTGTTTCAAAAGTTAATTCAAAGGACTCGTCCATAGAGCACTTGATAATTTCTGATGTCGCTGGAGGAGCAATAATTTATGACGGAAGCTCTGTGTCATCAACTAATGCAGTTGTTCTTCAGGCTGAGAACTTCTTAACGACTGATTCGCTTATCTCGATGTATAATTTCTTGGATACAAATATTGAAGATCCATCTTCAACATCTTTTACCACTAGAAATGCAGCATCACAATCTAACAAAAACTATGCTCAATTAGTTGGAAATTCTCAGGAACAAATATTTAAAGTTGGACTGGGGGTCCCCTTCTTAGAGGGTATAACAAAACATTCAAGAACAAACCCAACTCAAACAAGTTCACTTGGAAGCTATGTAAAGTTGCCAAGAATTAAAGAATTTAGTGATCTGCTATACAATCAAAACGGGGCGACTGTAGATTTCTGGATTCATATGCCAAACCTGATGTGTGTAAGTGGCGGATATAATGACGGGCCAGTGTCTAGCTTGTTTAGGTTAGTTCTATCTAATGAAAATACTGGATTTGACGGAACTCCCACGGGCAATACCGAGGCTTTCTCTGTGGATGATAACAGCAAATCTGTAAAAGGATTTATGATGGGATTCACTAGAGATGTGAGACTTACAGCAGACAAGCGTCCGTCACTAACTAGCAACCCTGTTGTATCTTCAGTGTTCTTTATAGCTCCGACTCAATCTCTGAGCGCATCCTCAGTAGGGTTTATAAACAGATCTCAGTTTGATGGAATTCAGTGTGGAAAAGATGCTAGATATCATTCCATGATTCAAAAAGTTACTCAAGTAAAGGGCGGAGTTTCAATATCCTCATGTGAAAATGAGTTCTGTCATATGGCAGTAACCTTTGACAGAGTAGCTGATACAGTGAAATTTTATTTAGATGGAGTTCCAATAACCACCTCTAGTATGTCTTACGTTTTTGGAATACCTAAATACCAAATGCCAAACATACCGACATTTAAAAAATCTAATAGCTTCCAATACTCTTCTACAACAGTAAATTCAAACGCTCCAAATTCCCTAAAGTATGGGCCAAGACTTGATAGATATTTCACTCCATGGATTGTCGGGGGTGGGTATACGGATGGAATGTATCAATATGGAAACTTCATGGGAGGAATTTACGGGGGTATTAAGAGTGGTCTTAATGGTCATTTAGGAAGTTTAAAATTCTATTCAAAACCTTTATCTGATCAAGAAGTTATGAGTAATTATAAAACTCAAAAAGATTTCTTTAAAAATATTGACGTTTCTCTCTTAGGCCCAACCCCCTGCCAGGATTAGAGGTAAATCATGCCAATAAATCAAAATACAAATTACTATGGTAGAGAGGTTGTAAAAGAAAGCACTTTCTCTGTAAAATCAAAAAGTGACAAAATTTATGGTTTAAAATTTCCATTTGGCAATTTAGAGGATGGTAAGTTCTTAAAAAAGGCGTCTGACGTAGAATTAATTAGATCCAATTTAAAACAATTGCTACTAACCAGGAGAGGGGAGAGGGTTATGCTCCCTAATTTTGGAACTAATTTAAAAAATTACTTGATGGAGCCTCTGGATCAAGCTTTATTAAGCCAAATTAGAAGAGAAATCTCTCAATCTATATATAAGTATGCACCTTTCGTAGACATATTGCTACTCCAGGTCTTCCCCTTGGAGAGCGGCACTGGGTCAAATGGCGGACAGGCTTTGTTAATTAAATTAGTATGCTCACTAAAAGAAGCTAATAATTTAAGTTTTGAAGTTAAAGTAGAGATAAGATAATGGTTTTTAAAGGAACAGTTCAATCAGATTTTTTAAAACTTGTAAGAGTAGAAGACTCTGACAAAGATAAATTAATAAACTTTGCTGCATCAGACTTCTTAAGTTTAAGAAATTCTTTAATCGAATATATCAGAGCAGTATACCCTCTCGAATACAACTACTTTGCAGAATCAGATTTAGGAATTATGCTTGTAGAATTAGTTGCATACATGGGTCATGTGATGTCTTACAAGTCTGATTATTTGGCGAATGAAAATTATCTGTCAACAGCAAGATCAAGAGAGAGTGTTAGAAGACTTCTGCAATTAATTGGCATCAATATGAAAGGCCCAATAGCTGCCGCAGCAGACGCCAAAGGAACGCTCGCCCAAGCTCCATCATGGGGAGCCACATCATTCTTAAGAATTCCTCCAGCGAGCAGGGTTCTTTCTGTGGCATCCCCAGAGGATGGAAACCCATTAAATTTCACATTGTATAAAGTCTCCCAAAATGGAGACATAGACTCATCAAATTTAAATGGAGATATAATAATATACAACTCTGAAAAAGCTTCCAATACAGTTGTATCTAGTTTAATTCTTTTAGAGGGTGGACTGTCCATAGAGGAAGGGACTTTTGCAGATACTGAAGCCCTAAAATCAATAAAATTATCAAATTCCCCAATTATTGAGGGGAGTGTCCAAGCGTTCATAGAGGGGCAACCCTCGACTAGCGGAGTTTACAGACAAGTAAACAATATTTTCTATGCTTCAGGTGAGGGTGACAAAGTATTTCAAACATTAGCAGATGATAATTTTGGAGCGTCAATAGTTTTTGGAGATAATAACATTGGAAAATCTCCTGCTATTGGAGACACTTATAGAATAATATACAGGACTGGTGGCGGCACTCGCGGCAATATTATCCGAGGGGCTATCAATGTTCAGGCTAATGCACAGTTCTATTCAACTCCAGCAGCAAGCCCAGTCACTTACGCAATGACAATTGAGAATACTTCAAAAGGAACTGGAGGCTCTGACGCTGAAACCGCTGAACATGCCAAGAAGTATGGTCCTTTGGTGTTTAGGTCACTTAACCGATTAGTCACTCTATTAGACTATAAATCATTCGTCAACTCATTCATGAGTTCTTATGGGTCAATAGGAAAAGCCACTGCTGTTACAAGAAGAGCTTATTCTTCGGCAAACATAATTGATATTTATGTTTTGGAAAAATCAAACAATATACAGCTTAGAAAGGCTACCCCAGAATTTAAACGACAAATTGCTGAAGCTATTTCAGATAAGAAAATGCTTACCGATGAAGTCGTTGTAGTAGACGGATTAATAAGAACTCTTGATTTAATCATAACACTTAGAATTGATAATAAATATTCTACAATTGAAAATACAATAAAGAATAAAGTTTCACAAAAAATATTAGCACACTTCAATACAGACAATAATGACTTCGGGAAAGAATACAATCCTCAAGAACTTCTCTATAAAATATTTGAGGTTGATGAAGTGAGATTCGCTACGATTGACAATGCGCCTGAGTCGATTAAAGTTGAATTTAATGAAATAATTCAACTGAACAATTTTACATTAAATATATCTTATGTCTAATAAATCTAAATTAGTTAAAGATAGGAATTACCACAAAGCAAATTTTGATCAAGCTTTGCGAAAGGTAGTTCCATATATTTATTATGAAGAAGATGAAATTCTTAATCAAAAGCAGATAGATGTATTTGATCAGATAATAAATACACAATTAGACGTAATTAATAATATAGGTTCCATCCTTTATGTTAGCGCAGTTTCTGGGACGGTATTCAGTTCAATAAATTCTCCACAAGGTATTTCCCAGTTCTTCATTAAACAAAACGGTCTAATGGATTTAGACTGTAATGATTTTGAGCGAAGAATTTTGTTAAAAGTAGGATCCTCGTATAGAGACTTTGAAACAAGCTCAGATTTTTCAAACTATTTAAGAAATACTTTGTTACCTAGGATAAGAACTAATTCTCCTACTTTAGATTTTGTAGGTAACAATAGCGTTAGCGCAAATCATAATTATCTAATAAATAATTTGTCCTGGCTCTACTTCTTAAATAGAAGTGATTCCCTGACATACAACCCTTCATCGTTTGTCCATGATCTTCTAGTTGAAAAAATATATCCCGGTGGAAATATTCAATTAAATGATGCAATGAGGGGCCTTACAACATACTTATGGAAAAATTATGATACAAAACCAACTTGGCAAGCATTAGATTTAATTCCTAGTGATTTCAAGCTTCCTGCTGCACCAGACGCTTACACAAGTGGAACTCAACAATTAGATAAATTATTAACTCTTGTAGACATTCTATACTCTCCGTTATTCACCGATATGTCGGATACCAGAGTGAAGGATGCGATAGATGATTATCTGATTAACGGCTATAAGTTAGATAAAAAAATAAACACTGGTTCTTTCATAAATCTTGTAAAAGCGTTTTCGTTTGCTTTTGCAGATTATAACGACAGCGTGGACAAGCTTGAAGTATTGAATGACATAAATCTTTGCCCAGACGAGCTTCTACCAAAATTAGCGGAGATCATAGGCTGGAGATTATTTGGATCAGAGCCTGATAGGTGGAGATTGCAGATAGCTAACGCAATTGATATTTACAGACAAGTTGGAACTAAAAAATCCCTCCAAGTTGCTGTTGATTCAGTTTTAGGACAAGATGTATTTAATGTAAGTTCAAGTATAAATGAGCTGTGGGAATCTTATGTTCCAAATTTAATTTATTATGCTTTAGCCACTGAGTCTAGACTTTTAGAAAGTTTTAATACTTGGACTCGGGGCGTTGCAACCTCAATTGGAATCCCATATTACAGCACTAGTAGTATGGATGAAAACATTAGAATCTGTGTAGATGAAATTATCCACCAAACATGCACAAGTTTTAGAAGAAACTTTTTTCTAGGTGGAAAATTATTTCAAGTAGGATCTGAGAGTTTTAAATTTAATTATCGAAATAGAGATATGGATATTCCACCATTTGAAGAATACCCATACTATCTAAACGTCCGTGTCACTGAGGACATGGTTGATTTTATTGTTGATAAGTTAGTTTGCTTCGGGGTTAGGCAAGAATTTGCATTCCAAGTAGGAGATTATATAAAAGAGAACGTAACCAGGACTGTAGATGACATAGCCATATCTAACGGGTGGTTATTCTTCACCTCTGGGGCTCAATATCCTCCAAATTGGAATTTAATTATCAAGGATATAAGCAATACCAAATCTGAGTATTTCCCTCTTTGGAACGGAAAATCATCTCACTTTAAAATTTTACTTGAGACATCCTCATTTGATTTTACAAAAACTTCTTTAGAGGCTGATTCCGCTGAAACTGTAAAGCTAGTATCTAAGACAGCACAAGAATTTTCTCCCGCCCATTCGATACCAGACATAATTTTACTTATTAATGATCAGGATAGTTACCTGAATTGTTCAAATGCAGTTTTTAACTATGTTGGAATAGATAAAGTAGAACAAGTTGGGTTACTAACAGCAAGCTCTGACGGCTTCTCAATGTATGGGAGCAAAACTTTTATAACGCCAACTTACAAAAGAGGACTTACTGCAACCTCGTTAAATTCATTTTCAAGATCAGATACAGATTCATTGATTGACCCATTACTTGGAGTAAATCAAAGTATTGCATATCTTCCAAGAAGAGCACACAGAAGAAGAAACTTTAAAAATGTAATTCCAAAAGATGGATTCTATGACCGAACAGGATTTAATATGCCTGCTTCGTTACAAGACTACTCAGTGCAAAACGATCAATTCCTGCCGCTAGGACTAATTCCATCTTCATTAAAATATGTAAGCATACCGGATTACAACAATATACCAGCGGTTTATGATATATGTGAAAATTTAAATTCTTCCAGTATTTACAATGGGGTATCCGTAAGTAACACTTACCCAGTTAGAGGATGGAATCCAAATTTTGATACGTTTACTCAAGAAATATTCCAGGTATCGAAATCAAATGATCGTGGACAATTACACCCATTTGTGGCGACCATACATCATATAGGGGAGCAAGCAAAATTACTAAATGCCTCCGCATATTACCATAACAATTATTCAGAATATAATAGAAATTATAATTGGAAAAATGTTTTGCAAAGTTATGCAAACAGCTCTACAGAATTAAGTGGAGCGTTCCCCAACTCATTTGATGATTACATAAACTTTAAATTAGGAAGAGATTTCCACAAACTATACTACGACTATACTCATAACTTTAACAAGCACAGAACTTCTCATCTAGTGACCACTCAGGATGGCCCAATAATTGTTGCGCATGCTTTGGGATCTCTATTGTATAATTCCGACTTGAGTAAGCGTGGCTCATTCGGAAATGGTTTTATCACCACTAATTTAGCAAATACAATAGAGCTAAGAAACAAGGAGAGAATATTCTCTAACTCTGGAACGGCTTCGGGGACATATATTGCCAGCTCAATTTTAGATGTCGGCCTTAGACAAAAGGAGTATAGAAATTCTGGTATACTTGAGCATGTAGAATTTTGCCAAGTTTCTGCGACAAGCAAAAACAATAACTTTGTTATTTTAGATATAGACCCTTCATTTAAATCCTCCATTAGGAAAAATCCTTTATTGGACAACAATGTTTTAATAAAACAATCTGCCTACGATGGATTTGGTAGGGTGACATTTGATATAAGTAAATATTCTTTAGACTCAAATTTATACGATGTCACTAGAAATTTCTTAAGCCCAAATCATGAATTTAACTTTAAATTTAAATCTATAGTTAGTGATTCAGTTGGAGCTTCTTTTGGTGGGGGAACCGTGGGAGTTTGGATTCACACTAAGCCAGAACTAGGGAAGGTTTGGTCCTTCACCAAAAATAACGAATGGGTCCAGCACTCGGCATCTGCAATAACAATTGATGAAGTTATAGACCATAGTCATCTATTTACATTCTTGAGAGAAGATAGGGTGTATTCAAGCGGATGCATTAGTTACCTAGACCCCACCAACCCAAATAGAAGAAATGAAGTCATAGCTTCAATTTCTGATAAAGACTTCAAAGAAATTTCTATAAACTTTCATACCAGAAATCACACTTGCATAGATACTCCAAACACAGTAGTGACCCCAGAATATTTTGAAGGCGTATCAAATCATGTCCACAGGCTTAACCAGAATTATGTCATAGAGGTCTTCACAATCCCAACCCAGGATGATAAATTTAGTTTATACTATAACTTCTCAATGTTAGACCTTACTCTCAATAAATGGTCAAAGCCTTTGATTACTGGGATCCCCAACGGGTCTAACATGGGGGATATTTATTGTAAAGAATTTAGAGTTGATCTTTCTAAGCATCAAATACTAAATATAATTAAATACTTTAATCAATTAAGAGGAGACTACTCTAAACAAGGGTATAATGGAATAAATAACTTTACCGGATATGCAAGCAGGGTCGCAACAGTAACTCAAGGATTCTATGAAACTAGTGGAGGGAGCAGAATAAATTATACTGAAGACCCATCTTGGTTAGCCACAGGGGCCGTAAACGGATATGGTCTTATTGAAGAAGTAACATTAATTAATTAATCATGTTTGTAGACCAAGCTGGAGAACACATTGCAGATATTATGATGATAAACCGGGGCCTATCTGGTATACCATCGGCATCTTCAATTTTAGACACTTCAAATTATACTTTCCAAGCTATCTCCTACGGCAAAGATGCCTCTGGATTTAAGTATCATGCTCACACAATTTTATCTCCTTCGGCAGATGGGATTATAAAAGTAATTTCTTATGGCCTTACTTCATTTTCAGGATATTCCACATCGACAACTGCCTCAGCTTTAAGAGATATTTATAAGTTATATCCTCAGCCGTTTAACTCCCTAGACACCAGATTGGAATCAAAATCAACTTTACCTAATTTTATTTTGAATGTTCCAGATCTAGGACAGTATTTAAATCCAAGTATTAGCCCTCAATTATCGGCTTACACTCATTTGATAGGAGGATTTCCTGAAGCTAGCGGATCAAAATACAAAATATTTAATTCTTCAGGGCAGTTAATATCTTCTGGGGTTTTATTAAGCAGCGTTTATAATTTAAGTGGAATAATGGATTCCTCTGGATTTTTAACTTTTGCACAAGCTAGCTTAGGGTTCCATAATATAGCTTATTCTTTAGTTGAAGGTTCTATAAGTCAAGCAGACCCTTGGTTAGGATTTGGAGTATTGAGGGCAACTAGGTCTGGGTTCCCGTCAGAGGTGGATCTTCTGTGGCATCTACCAGCCGGGGAATGTGGCGCATTAAATTTATTTGGAGGTATTTACCACATAGGATTGTGGTGTTTGGATATAAAAGGAATGTTAAAAGAAGGAAATACTCCCCCTTATTCATTTAATCCTCTAAATAATACTAGAAAATATAAGTTATTTGCTAAAAAAACTTTTAATAGAGATTTATTAACTTATAATTATAGCTCAAATCAAGTTTTTAAAGATTTATTTCAAGACGGAGCAGGGAGTTGGAGCGAAATACCAGCGGTAGTTTTTAAATGGAAAATAAGGTTCGTGTAATATGCAATTAAGTTTAATAGAAGATTTGGATATCAAAGGACATTTAACCATCTCTAAAATTTATAGGGATGGTAATGAAGAAGTTATATTTGATGACCACAATATTATTGTCTCTGGAATGGGTGTTGCATTAGCACATTTATTTTCTTTGTCTGGCTCTGACTCAATCCTGGATTATCAAATTGACAGGTTTCAAGTTGGTGTAAGCGGAGGCACAGCTTTAGAGGTAAGCTCAAGAAATTCTCTTAGTGGCTCACTTAGTTCATTCTCTGAGTATGGGGTCGATAGCAATACTTTTGCAGCTTCGGCTTATCAAATCATAAATAATTCAATAGTTAGCATAGCAAAATTTTACGGTATTATTCCACAACAAAATATAACAAGAATAGACGCAAATACTGTTAGATACACAATAGTATTAGATGAAGATTCTTGCAATAATATTCAGAGGGGTGGAGTAAATAAACCATTAAATGAAGTTGGATTGTTCGTAAAGAATATTAAAAATAGTGCTATAGATGCTCCAATCTTAGTTGCCTATAGACATTTTAATGATATTCAAAAAACTTCAGATTTTTCGTTAGTCTTCAGATGGTCAATTAATTTCTAACATGTTCATTAAAAGCGATATTTACACAACTTCTGGCTCAGTAAAACTTTATCATTGTTGGACAGATAAAGTTACAAAGTTCGATCCAAGTTCATTCTACAACTGGGAGCAAGACAATCTCCCTGTTCATGACTTGGAAGAGAGAACATTTTATCTTTGGGAGCAGTTAGGATATCCAACTTCTTCTATCCCAGGAGTTGTGTTGGCTGTTTCAGCGGATGCGTCTGATGCCAATTTTGCATGCAATAAAAATATATTTAGATCAGTTAGTTCCGCTGTCCAAGCACTTCCACAAGTAATAAATTATCCAATAATTATTGAGGTAGCTAACTTCGGACAACTTGGAGATTTAACTTTAAATAATTTTAAATTTGGTCCAAAAGGATCTTTAGAAATTATAAATAGAAATTTCTCTAAACAAGATTATGCGGTATCTAACTCAACTGGTATGTCAACACCCCAGTTGAGCGCAAACTATATTGCTGGGTATCCTCAAAATTATGTTTCTTCATTCTCATACGTAGGGGGGACTTCACCAACTAACCCAGAGATCACCCCCCACTACGGATTTATACAGGCTAGCTGTTTATCTATATCAAGCCCAGTCTTTAGCTCTACATACGACGCAAGATTTTCTGGCATCACTGGAAATCCAAAACTTAACGCATATATTTCGGTCTGGAAAGTATCAACAAACTACAATAAGTCTACGTTAGTTATTGATGATAATAACAATATAAATCCATTTGCAATCGCAAACACTCACTCGCTTTCTTTTAGACCTTACGCGACAAACTCAAATCCGTCAGATGATATTTACAATAAAGATGCAAGCACAATAGATTATTTAACAAATGAAACATTGTATGGAACAAACTCTACAATCTTAAATTCTAATAGAGCTTACAATGGTCTTTATTATGGTAATAAGCTATCAAAAATTGTAATTAATAACTGTGATGGTCCTATCTTTATAAGAAATTTCTTCCTAGACGGACAAGGCAACAGCCTTGTTAGCAACAATTATGGTATAGAAGTAAATGGATCAAATAATGTATACTTAGAAAATGTAGTATCAACAAGATACCGAAAAGCTGGATTATACTTTAATAATTCAACTGTAAACATTTTAAGATCTTGTGTTGCCAATAGAATTTATGATTATGATGCAGATGGAAATAGACTAACTGGCAACTATTCAAACAGAAGATTAGCTACAAGATACAACGATATTAGTGGATATCTATACCAGGATTATGCCGCAGGTATAGTTGCTAACAACTCTACAATAAATTTATCGTCTACAAGAACTTGGCAGCTAGATGCATATCAAACTGTTTTAGGCTCAACATACAAGCCTTTACCTCTAGCTTACACAATATTAGAATTTAATGAAAACTCTAACGGCATCATACTTAATAACTCTCAGTTAATTGGCGGAGATTCTGTTAGACCACACTCCCAACCTGAGCCACAATTAATTAATAGGTATGTTGATCCTAGCTCCAGCAACTATGTAGGACAAACGATACTTGATTTAAACTCAAACACCAACTGTGGAATTTTAGCTACTAATTCAAAAATATCTTTAAACGGAAAATTAAGATTAATAGAAAATCTAAAGGGTGCAGAAATAAATTCTTCTCAGCTTGAGATAGAACAATTAGAATGTTTGAGAAATCAAAAGATTGGTGTCGAATTAAATAATTCAGTTGGAATATACAATAAGAATTTAAAGAAATTCCATTCCTCTGGAACATATATTGACACGATAGGTGGTTATCCATTCTGGTTTGAAAAGAATGGAGTTCACTTATACTTAAATAACAGTAATTTTAAACCAGTTGTAACCTCTTCTATGGAGCAACGGTATGCTAATATGATTTTTGCTAGTTCTTTAATTAGCAATTTATCTTCAATACAGGAATCAATTAGCGTTAATAATAATTCAGAACTAGTTCTGGTATCTCCAAAAATATCTAGAAGTAATTCTCAAGTTATAGAAGACAGAGGTAAGAAGGGGTCCGAAATAAGTTGTAATCAAAATTCAAAAACAACGCTTAGAGGAACTAAGTATTACCCAATACGTGTGAACGGACCTACCACGGCAGATCTCCAGAGAAGGTTAGCAGCTATTTGTGCTAACAAAAATTCTACTGTTGATATAAATGGTCCTGCAATTATTGCACAATTTGGAGTTGATCTTTTAGCTGACTCAAACTCAACAATAAGTATAACTTCTCCAAAGAACGAGCTTGATGGGTCGTTGGACTTTAGTTCAATAAGCTTATCAGACCCAGCTAACCATACCATGGTTGAACTTCATAGTTCAAGATCTTGCATAGTGGCTGATAACAACTCAACCATTAATATGAAAGATTTGGGAAGTTACAGAACCAGATGGGACATGACTGGGGTGTTTAACAGCTACGTCCCAGACTATGGTGGAATAGTTGATGATGTGTTTAACAGCACTTATGTCAGCGGAGGATCATTACAATTCTATCCTAACCCAAACAGCAATACCCCAAACTCGGCTGCCAATATATCTACGTTACTTGCGACAGACAAGACCTTTGTAAAATATCCTCAAGGGTATGGGGCATTGATAAGTCTGCAAACCCCTGTAAATGATTTTAGTTCTGTTACTTTTGGTGGAATGTGTGTAAGAGCACTAAATGGAAGTTTAGTTAATGTTAATAATGTTAACTTCCCTTGTGGTTGGTGGAATCCATCAGCCGCATTCTACTCAGATGATGTAGCTTTTAGCGGAGGTGGTATATGCAATAGAACCTTCATATGGAATGTTGCAGACACATCACAGTTAAAATCTTCATTCCTATCTGTTAGCGGACTATTCCCAAGATTAGCTGGGTATGTTGGGCCTTACGGGTATTGGGCTTCGGGCTCTGGGAACAGGGCTGCGTCGGGACTTCCATCCTCTACACCTGATACTGGATCAGTTTCAATACTGGACATTTATGGTGCAAATGCTTCGGGGCATTCATACACAGAAACTTTAGCATCTAATTATGGTCCATTTAGATTATACTTTAGTGTTAATCCATTTGTAAACACGCTAACAGAGTTAAATGGCAGTTCTAATTATGGAATAATAAATCAAATTTATTCTCAAGGATATCAGCCTTCTAATTCTTTAGTTTGCAGCGGTTCCGTTAGTAGCCTCTATAAAATGGCGTTACAAAGAAACTCTAGTAACAATATAGTTCCATCTGGATTCTATTATGGATCTGGTGTTATGGATATTACTACATTTAATAGAGTTAAATTAGATGAATCATCCGCAGAAACTTTTGCAAATGCAAAACATTGTGCGACCGGAAAGTCTGGAAATGCCAGGTTAGTTTCGATATACTATCCATACACTGGAGTTAACTACGGTGATTCTATTTCAAATCTCGGTATAGGATCTGTGAATGTGTTTGATATTGAGAGGGATAATTAATGACAAGTTTTAATTTTGTTGAAAGTCAATATAAGTTTACTAGCCCTATTAGATATTTTAAGGCTAACGATCCTATTTATTATGAAGTTGATAACATACCTTTAAAGCAATTACATGAAAATGATTTGTGGTTAAAAGATCAAATTTTTACTTTAAGGCAAGTTGATGAGGCTGGGACAGATCGTGAAAGCTTTAATGAGCTTAAGCCTTATGTTGACGGATTTGATAATATAGTAAAAGTTAAACCAGGAAGATTTTCTGCAAGAATAAATGATGCCTACAATTTAACTCCACTTCAAGTAATATCAAGATTGTCATTCAGTGGCGCAGATACTTTTAATAGTTGGCAAGTAGGGAGTATAGCCACCCCAAGGCTAAATGGTATTCTAGAAAGATTTAAACAAGCGGTTGCTTTAGACCTTAATGGATTATCGGAAAGAGCTTTTGCAAAGTTGGCGTTTATTCCTGATCTTGCAGAAACAAGATATTCTGATCCAAATAGCCCAAAAATAAATGTTATTCTTGGTAACGATAGAGCTTATGGTCAACCTCCTTATCCAGGTTTAGGCGCAGTTCTTTGGAGTAATTTTACAGACGGTAGGGATTCCAGCCTTTCATCAACTTACTATAGAGTTAGACAATACGATAGTGATGAGAGTGCTGCTATTGGATTTGCGAAACTAGGATTAGCTGAAACAGCCTTCATAAAGAAATGGAGGGGCGTAGCTAGAACAGCAATAGTTGATGTTCCTGAAGAACTTACTATAGACATTCCTGAGTTCAACCCAGAAGATCATTTTTACTATAATTCTCAAGGAACTAAAGTATACACTAATGCAACTCAAAGAATAGACTTAGTGTTCATTTATTCAAAACCAGTTGACACTAGTTCCACTACCATACCTAAATTTGTAAATCAATCTCCAACAACTATAACTGCACCTCAACTGGGTATAGTATACGGTGCTGGATTAGGAGTTGATTTTAGAGGGTCCGCAGAAAGAAAACAGCCTGTGTTAAGTCCAGCGGGGGTTGACAAAGGAGATTTCCCAGGCACGGATAATACAACATTAAATGATGGAACAATAAAAATGTTGTCTCACTTTGGAGATGAAGTTGGTTCCAACACTGGGTTCTCGCTTTCTTCCGGTGTTATACGGGGATCGTTCCCATCGCCAGATGACTTAATGAATATAGCTCCATTATTGGACGAAGAGCTTAGTGCGTCTAATATTGCTTTGATAGGTCAAACCGTTCTACCTGTTGCGTATGTTGTTGTTAGAAAAGATGCTCAAAGAAATTTGGATGATGGAACACCTATCATTCAATCAAATGATTTAATTGATATTAGACCATTCTTTAGAACCACAGAGCTTACTTACAATGAAAGAGCTGGATTAGCTGCTGCTGTTCCTGCACCTTCAATAGCTAATCCAGTTGTTACTCAAGCTGAATTAGACTATGAATTAAAGAATCTAAGAAGCGACGTAATTAGCAGAATACCAATAATACCGGATCAGGCCGGGGCTCCGACATTCTCAGTATTCTATTCTGAAAAAGAAGAAACTGTATGGTTTGAAGAGCCAATCTTACTTAGGCAAGCGGATAGAATTCCGTCACTTTGGGGAACTAGGGCGAATCCCTCTGAAATAACTATAGATAGATCTGTTTTACCTAGTGGAGATGCAATATTATTCCCCTCAGTAAACAATACTAGGGGAGATTATAGAAGTTATTGCAAAGAACTCATATTGAGGGGGGAATCCTACGTGCGCAAGGATGTTGATTCAACTTACCTATTCGTGTCTGTGCATGATGGATCTATGACAAATGATGAGTTAACAGAATTAAAATATCATAAATTAACTGGAAACGGAGGAGGTATAAGTGACGGAAATATTAGAGATACTGGCTCTGGAGGAGCTTCCTTCCCTAATATAAATATAATGAATATTCCAATAAAATATTCTCAGTTGACTGCCCCCAATCCTCTAGACCCACCAGGAATCCCCTCGCTGCCTTTCATCATCAAAGTCTTCATCTCTAGAGCCAGTTGGGTAGACAGAAATATCCCAGGAAATTATGGAACTGAATACATAGATGGATTTGCAGATGAAGACTGGAGATTGTCTTTTAAACTTAACTTAGTTGGATACAAGTTAGTTAAGAAAGAAAGATTTAAAGCTATCTCAATGGATTAATAAATGCCAGCCCCATTAAATAGACTACCTTGTGGTCAGTTTTTTCCTGGGGAGTTTCCTAGGCCAGCAATCTCAACTGTAGGAAATACTCCAGTAGTTCCTCCAGTATATAATCCTAATAATAATAACGGAAGTATATCCGATGAATTTGGAAGTATAATCCCACCTGGAGGGGGAGATGTCCCCGTCCCAGGAAATGGTAGCCCTGGGGGTCCCGGCGAAGATGAGCCTAAGAATGGCAGCGGCAGAGGCTCTGGGCCACCTAATTCAGACACCATACCTCCAATTATTGGTCCACAGGGTCCAGGGACTGGTGGTCTTGGTGGCCCAGTGGGTAGGGGGCCTTTAGGGCCAGGGACTGGGGGATTAAATAGAGAGTGTAAAAGGTGCGTAGTTTTGCCCCCAGTTCCATGCCCAGAGGGGAAGAGGGGACCTCCTAGAGTAATAAGGACACTACAAAATTGCACCGCAGTAGAAGCTAGCAATGACAATGCTGAGGCAAATAGAAGAAAAAGAAGCGGGAGAAGGTGGTCTGATAATGGGCCATGGAATGATAATGCTGCTGGTCTTTGTTTAGTAGTAGAAGGAACTTTATTTGATGGATGCGTCCCAGATCCAGATTTATGTGTCACTATACCTAGAAGAAATTTATTGCAAGAAGTTCAGTTTGCCTCTACAGACAGTGTTCGATCACCATTTGAAAACCAAAATACTGGTGGGCAACCAGGAGGATCTAGACCAATTCCTGGGAGAGTTAATTCAGTTTCATTACCACAATCCCCGTCAATTACATTTCAAAGAAGAACTAGTTTAGTATCAAGCCCTCAAGAACAGAGAATAGGTAATGGTAGCCAGATTGATAACTCTAGAACAACGTCTCAAACAGTCCTAAGACAAATTCCTAAAAAAATAGAAAATAGGTTTAATTTAGATGATCCTAGACTTCTTAGGAATGCGTCAGTGTCTTCCTCCTATAACAAGCAATACGGTCTTCTTGATGAAACATACAATTTGCTTAGGGCGAACCCAACAAATTCCACCACGTTAGCAACTAATTCACTCTACCTAGATGTATTTAATGAATTAGTATCAGAAGAAGTAAAATATTTTTTGTATAGAGAAAATACAAGTTCTGTTTGGGATGAAACAAAATTAAGCTCATTAACAAATGAAAAAATTATAATAAGCTTAAATTCAAGTTTATTGACAGCTATCAGTAATATTCATACAATTAGCAATCAACCAATTTCATTAAATTATTTTGTTTCAATTATAAAAACACATTTAATAAATGGAACCATGTATGAATTTGACTCAAACTATTATAAACACTTATTTAATATTCAAATAAAAGATAGTGTTACTAATTATAACATTGAGGGAGAATCATACAGAGGACTTCAAGCTTGCATAGGATTGTTTGAGCTTAGTTCAAATATTGCAGACTTCACAAAACAAGACGATGTTTGGAGGAAAGATGATTTAAAGAGAACTAGATTTTTATTGGAAGATATAAATTCTAGAATCCCTGCAAAACAATTAAATGGAAACTCATCCCCTTTGTATCTTAGAAACGCTGGAATACCAATTAAACAAGTTTCTCAAGAGGCTTCCTCCTATTTAGAAATAGGCGACGGTGCTGGGTATTACATCACTACTAGTGGTTTAATTACTAGTGAATATCCTTTGGTTATACAAAATGATTTATCTTCTGCTAGATATATTCCACCTAGCGTGAGGGATGGCATTCTCAAGATTTTAGGAACAGATATCGGATTAGTAATGACAGTTGAGTCTCCTAGCACCACAAATGAATTTAGCTCAACTTACAACCCTTCCGCAGATATTTACCCAATGTATTTTAAATTAGATTTTGAATCTATAAAAGACATTGAAAATCCAAACTCTGTAATAAATATTATATCAGCTACCTACACTAGAATTTCAGATGAAGAAGCTGTAAGACATTCTAGAAATTACTCTTTCAATGTAACAAAAATTAATTTAGACTTTAGAGATCCAATAATTCACTACGCTAGAGATACCAGCTCTGTAAAAATTGAACTAGATGATTTTAATTTTAGAGGGTTTGGAGACAATAGGTCCATAATAAGTGAAAATATAATACTTAGAAATATACCAGCAGCAGTAATATTAACTCCTGGGCTTGGATCCGCGCACAACCCATTTAACGGTAGATCCAACATACTAAGTTTTTCAAATGAAAAAGTCGTTAGGTCAATACAGCTATCGCCTGGATTGGAAACTAATCAAATTACAATTCAAAAACCATCTTTAGAAGTATCAAATATTTATAAAACATTTGGAGAGTCTTACTATGGATTATATGAAAAATATATTGAAAGCGACATAGAGAGCGATATTTATACTTTTAATCCAAACTCAGAATCTTTTAAGAAATCATATTTTGTAAATTCTGAATATTCAAATACATTATCCGACAATGACTACATTGAGGCATCCATCGAATCTAAGATAGTAGCAATCGTTGATAAGCTTGTGGCTGTCCCTGGGGTCAATAGCTTAACTTGGTGGGATGTTTTCAGAAGGCTCGAAATTAATGATTTAGGAAAATTAACTTCAAGTAATGTAAGGAACATAATTAAATCTCTATCGGGTGGCTGGAGAAACGGGGTAAAAATCTATAACATCCTATCCAGAAAAAACCCTACAATTACTGGGCTCCCTGAGGACGCTGAAATAGTGGATGATAAAATTATCCTATACGAATTAAATAGACTTTTTAATTAAAAAAATTAATTAAAATTTCTTAAGTGATATGATAGATATATGTAGGTAAAAATTTTTACATTAGGACTTATTATGAAAAGACAAATACTCGCTGAAGAAGTTGATCAAATCATTCAGCAATCATTTTGGGGCAAGGGTGGCGTTAGGCTAACCGAGTCAGTTGAGGGAATGCAAGGCCAGGAGCAGGTCCAAGACCAAGCCACAGCCGAGGAAGAGCAAATTGAAGAGGCTGTAGAAGCCCACGTTTGCCCACTGTGCGAGTCACAGCTTGAGGAGGCAATCTCCGACGAGCAGCTTGCTGAACACGTTGATTTTATGGTCGGCGTTATCAGCGAGATGGAAGACATCACAGACGAAGACCTTGAGGAACTTGCAGAAGAGATCGTGTCAGATGAGACAGAAGAGGAAGATGAGCAGGTAGTAGAGGCTAAGAAGGGAATGCCTAAGGGCCTTCTTGCTGCTATGAAGGCTAAGAAGAAGGGCTGAGGCTCATAATTAATTTAATAGTTAATTAAATGAGCGATAAGTTCTTCCCTGACATCTCTGTAGGTGATTTTGCCGTGGATATTTTAAAATCCATGGCAAAAGATCCTAATGGTTTAAAGCCAGCATTAAAAGAGTCTACTCTTCAGTCTGCGGGTGCTCCTGACGTAAGCAAAATTCAAGTTTCTGATGATTTTGTATCCTTAGTTACAGAGGGGAAGAAGCCCGTAAAAAAGAATGCTACGTCGATTAGAGAAACAACTGAGAATAAACTTAGTAACTTAGTAGAAAGACTGTCTTCTTTAATTACTGAGGCTAGATCCATAATGGAAGAAATATCATCCGGTGCTACGACTACGGGAAACATAGGCGTAAATATGGCTAGCAAATCAAAACCTAAAGCAAAGAAAGCCTTAAGTAAATTTTTATTAAAATACAAGAATGGCTGATATATTAAAATTAATAAATGAAGCTAAGTCTCTTCTCTCTGAGGGAGATAGAGGCCAAATATTACTTCAAACTAAAAATAAGAAGAAGGGTGACAATAAGGGACAAAGCCTGGGGCAGGACCCCGATCCAACAAATGTAATTTCTAAAGGCGAAAAGTTAGCTAAGAAGTTTGTAAAGGGGTCTAAGAGAGTTACAGAGGCAAGAACTGAAAAGGCTAAGGGATCAAAAGAAGGCAGACAATCAATTCAAAAATTTAAAAAAGAGTCTCATGTTAACCCCAAGAAGTCTAGAGTAAGAGTTTATAATTCAATAACCGATGCTCTTAGACGAGGATATATTGGTCAAATATTTTCCACTAAAGGTGCCGACAGATTGTATGTTATCACTAAGCAAAAATGGGGAAAAGATAGAGAACAAATAGTTAGTGGCAGATCAGCAAAAGGATTTAGCCCAGAGACAATTCCATCTAGTTTTTCTGATGTAAAAAAGTATGCAGTCAGAACAATGGTTAGGCACGCTGGTGGGAGCAAGAAAGGCAAAGAGAAATACTTTGGTGGTAAAAAATCATGATGAATCTTCAAGACGTATTTATTATTCAAAATCTAACTGTCCTTAACGAGGGCAAGACAGGCCCATTGAAGATTCGTGGTATATTCCAACGTGCCGACGAAGCTAACAATAACCAGAGAATATACCCACAGCGTGTATTAGAGGGCCAAGTAAAATCTCTAAATGAAGCTATCAAAGAGCGTAGATTGGTCGGGGAATTAGACCACCCAACCTATGACATGGTAAAGCTGTCAAATGCATCCCATCTTATAACAGGTCTTAGACTTGAGGGCAAGGAAGTAATTGGAGAGGCCGAAATCCTCCCAACTCCTGCTGGCAAAGTAGTCGAGGGTTTAATTCGTGGTGGTGTCAAGATTGGCATCTCAAGCCGTGGCATGGGAACGCTATCTGAAGGAAGAAACGGCACAAAGACTGTAAACGAAGATTTCAGATTGGTTACGTTTGATATCGTAGCTGATCCAAGCACCCGTGGAGCATATCCAAGCCTCAGCGAATCAAGAGAGCACAAGAAGGAAAAGCAAATAATCGAATCAACAATCAAGACAGTTGTTGGCGAGAGATATTTTATTAAGCTTCTTGAGAAGAAGATTGATGAGAAACTCAATGAGGCAAAGGAAAGAAGTCCAAAGGCTCTCAAGGGTGCAATGAAGAGAGTTACTTCTAGCCCAGTTGGAAGCAGAAAACAAAACAAAGCATTAAAGATGCTAGGTTCCCAACAAAGCAAACGGGATGGCAGCCCTAAGGGCAAGCCACCTGTAAGAGATCCAGGTGACGAGGATCCAAGCTAAAACAAAATAAAAAGTGAAAATTATTCACATAGAGGATAAATAAGATTAGTATGAAAAAGAATCCACTAGAGCAAATTGCCAAACTTCTGCCAGAGGGATTAACGGAGAGCATGATTGAAAG